TTTAATATAATGGACTTTGCTACAGTCACACCATCTTTAGTAGATACCGGCAAGCCGTTGTCTTGTTCTATAATAACGTTTCGACCTGAAGGTCCTAATGTAGATGTTACTGCATTTGCTAATTTATCTACTCCGGCTGCAAGTTTATTCCTTGCTTCTTTTGAAAATGTTATATTCTTACTCATATTATGCTTCTTTTATAACTGCTAAAATTTCACGATCTTGTGCGATATAATACTCCTGTCCTTCGAAGTCAATTCGTAAAGTTCCTAATTTGGGAACAAGTACGATATCTCCTACTTTACAGGACCTAACTGTAATGAGTTTTGAAGGATCTAACTCGGACTGTCTTCCAGGTCCTACTGCTAGTACTTCGCCCATTTCAGGTTTTTCCTTCCCCATATCCGGGATTACGATATTACCGTACATCTGTTCTCCTTCGTCAATCGGTTTTAGAAGGATACGGTCATTTGTTGGTTGTAACTTTTTACTCATAATTATTCAAATTCTATATCTGTTATGTCTTTAACAATATAATATTGTCCGTTGTTTTTAAATGATCTATCACAATGTAAATACTCAACCCAAGCTTTTAATCCGTCGATATTTTCATTTACCTGACTCTCTTTAATAGTTCTTATTACTGTGTAAAGATTTCCGTGTATTTCTATAATCTGATTCATTAGAAATAATATATGAAATTTATTTCAATAAACAAACTCTTTTATATTTTATCAGTGGCCTTCTGCCCAATTGTTTGCTATCTCAGGTGGAGCTTTTAATGTTACCCCAGGAAGTATGGTTGTGTTTATCATAATCTCCTGTACATAAGGTGCGAACATTTCTGCATCTTTTTCATGAACATTTATAATAAGTTGATCATGAACCTGTGCTTGCACCTGAGCATCTATTCCTAACTCTCTGGCTTTACGGTTAATTACTAATGCTGCTCGGTTTACAACAGCTGCTGCTAATGATTGGAGTTGGAAGTTTAGACAGTTGTTAAGCCCATTTCGATAATCCCTATAAGCCTGTAAAACAACTACTTTTCCGTATCTTGATTCTAATTCTTTTCTAAATCTCCAATCTAGTATTCTATCCTGGAACTTAATATAGGTTTTTTGTACTTTGGGTAAGTGTCTAACTCGTCCTAAGTAATTTTTAATGTACCCATGAGCTTTTACTTGCAATCTTGAATCTTCTCTCCATTGTTTAAGCTGTGGAAAACCATCTAGATACCCCTGTACTAATTTCTCAGCTGTTTTTTGATCTATATCTAAAGTCATCTTAAGAGCATATGCTTCCATTCCGTAAGCAATTCCTAGTGAGTAGGCTTTTGCTTTATTACGGGCGTTTGGATCTAATTTCTTAAGGTAATTATCTGCCTTTTTATCTGCTGATACTCCGTTGGGAAATCTAGCTCTATCTTCGTCTAACCTTTCCGTCTTAATAGCAACTGTAGAGTAGAAATCCCATCCTTTATTGAAGATCTCTTGAAGAGCTACATCTCCTGTTATTGAAGCAAAACAATGTGGTTCTAATGATTCGTAATCTGAATCAATTACCTTTCTATCTTTTCCGGCAATCATGAACTTTCTAACTATGTTCACATATTTCAGTATGATTGGTGCATCATCACCGGGTTCTAACGGTTTAGGTAATTGCTGAGCATCTGAGCCATATCGTCCAGAGACTGTACCGTTCTGCTTAAAGTAAAAGTAATATTTTCCATCTTCTTGTCTATCTCTAAATCTGTCTACATAGGTAGATTTAATCTTTAATAATTTATTATAAACACGTAGATTTTCTGCCCATGGATGTTCTTTGGCAAGCTCCTTTACCATATCCATATCGAATTTATCTCTACCGGATTTAGTATTAGCTCCTTTTACTTTAGGTTCAATTCCCATATAACCGAAAACGATCTCGCCCAGATGTTTTTTCGACTGAATATTTAAATACTCTCCGTCGTTACTTTCTTTCCATAATGCCATGGAAATTCTGTGTCTTTCTAACTCGTCTATAAAGGACTCGTCTCCGGTTAATAGAAATTGCTTTACTTTCTCTTCTTTTTCATTGGTAGGTTCAAATGCTTCGATATTCTTCTGTGTTAAAGAATACTTTCCTGTCTTCTCAGACTTTGAAAGGGGTAAGGAATACCTCTCGACTAAACTCTGTGCCCAATTACCTTTATGAGAAACAGGGTAGTTATCTGCTGCAGTATCTACTACCCATCTTTTTACTGCAGGAATATCTAGTAGAGATTTCATCACAATTTCTTTATTCTCTACTTGATCTATTAAAATTTCATCGTAAATCTTATTAATTAAATCAACATCTAAGTCCACACCATATGCTTCCATTGGGACTGTTACTTCCCGGTAGATTGGCATAACTTCATCTTCGAAAAAGAATTTCTCTAAGCCTTCCTCTTTAAGCTTCCCTAAATACAGGTTACATATACGCAATGTTAAATCCGTATCCGCACTAGCATATTTACTAAGAATACTAAGGTCTGCTTTAAAGATTTCGTAACTTTCTTTTGTAACCGAACCTCCATTCTTTTTAATTGAGTCTTTTAATTCAAGTTGCTCCTGATTGGCGGCTTCTTGAACGTTTAAACCTAAAGCTTCCTGGTTCATTATCGCTATAGATTTTAATCCAAATGGATTTCCAAAGCCAAAAGCTCCTTCTTCGTAAACTGTATGAACTAGTAAACCAGTATCAACCCAAATATCTTCTATAAGGTCTACTCCAAAATAATTTTTTATAAACTGTACGTCAAAGGAAGCATTGTGAAATACAAGTTTTTTTCCTTTAAGCATCTTTATTAAATTTTTAGAGATTACTTCAGTGGATTGACCTTCTATAGACTGTAATATAAGTTCTTCTCTGTGGTAATCCCAAACTAAGGTTGGTAAGTAAAATCCAACCCCTTCTTCACCGGACACTGACCATCCTATAATTTTATCTTTTCTAGGGTTTAGTCCTGTAGTTTCCGTATCGACTGCAATTACATCTGAGTTTTTAATATGTTGGAATAAGAGTCTTAAGGTCTCTTCATCTTGGACGGTGTAGTATTTTTTTTCTATCTGCATTTATAACCTTTCTAAGTCTACTTAAATATACGAATTATATTCTAATCCTCCAACAATTCAGGAGGGTAATCTTCTTTTTTTATTTCTTTTCCCAAGTGTTTTTCTAACATTTGGAGTACTGCTAGTTTTTTACTTTTATCTCCTGTAAAATATGCCCAAGCAAGAGATCCTTTATGGTTTTCTATCTGCTGTTGAAAATTAGAACAAGTCTTTTCGATTAAAAGCTCATCATCTTTTTCTAATTCAAAATCTATTTTATATAAACCTGCAAACTTAAGTAGCTCTAATAAATCCTCCTCTTCGTAGGATTGTTTCATTTTCTTGAAGTCTTCTTGCTTTCCTCCTTTATCTGGGTGAATATATTTGGAAAGGTGTTTATAAAGTTTTTTAAGTTTTGCTGGTTTAGTTTTTCGAGATTTTCGGTTAGTAGTTAGTTCTTCTCCTGGTGGTTCTTTTTTCATTTCACCTGTCTCTTCATTAACCCACATTTCCGCATTTTTATCTGCGAAGTATTTACCAAAGTATTTATTCCACTTACTTAGGTAAGTTGCAAGTTCATCTTTAGTTTCCTCTAATTCTAATTTAAGGAATTCATACTTATGGGTTAGTTTTTGGAGTGCTTTTGACATTAGTTTTCACCGTACAAATCAAAAACTACTGCTTCGGGTTCTTGTATTTCAACTTCTTCTTCTTTAAGTATAAACAGCTTTCCATTCAAAGGTTCTAACCTGTAGTTGCCTTTAAATTTTGTTTTTCTCATGTATTGGGTCAATGTTGGTACTAGCCCCTCCACGGTTATGTCTTTATCTATAGTTAATTGCCAATTATCTCCTGGTGGAACACGGATTGCAATTAATTCTGCTTTTTCTACTGTTTCTTTCATTACTGACGTAGTGTTTTAGCAATTCGATAATTTGGGGATGTATAAAATTCAGGTATTAACATAGAATGTGTTGCCCTAATTGGGTTAATATCCAATCCCCCTCTTCGTGTATAAAGACATGATACCATTAGTTCTTCTGGTTTAAATGCTTCAGATAAATGAGCAAATATCATTTCACAAATTTCTTCATGAAAATGAGAAACTGTTCTATGAGATACTATGTACCGGGCTAATGATTCCGCTGTAGGAACATTATTACCTTTAATGTTAATGTATACATCCCCCCAATCTGGTTGGTTTGTAACTCTACAATTTGATCTTAATAAATTTGATGAGAATTTAATATTACCTGGTTTCCCTGTGCCTTCTAATTGAGTTGCATCTGATTGAAATGATGTAAAGTCAATTTCGTCTAGATTAGCTACTTCGGCTACATCTTTGTAGCCTTCAAAAGAGAGTGCTGGTACTTCATCAGAAGTTGAATAAAATGAAACTATGGTATCTGTTTCTAATAATTCATCTAAATCTCTTTTAACTCTAGCTTGGATACCTTTGATACAGTCTCTTGCCGAAATTCCAATTTTAGTCATATTAAATGAATTTAAATATAACTTTATAGATTTAGATTCTACGTGGTTTTCTGAATCTGAAGGGCATACAATTTTTAGCATTCCTGCTACCGGTTGACCTTTAGATGTAATTGCTGATACTTCGTATGCATTCCATACATCTACACCAACAAATTCTTTTCCTGTTAATCCATAACCTTCTCGGTTTAAATAACGGGGGATTTTAACTAGTAGTTCAGGATTGTATTGATCTGAATATCCATCTCCTCCTACTTTCCCTAAATGTTTGCTAGCTAAAGCAATTACTTCTTCGTAATTTTTAACGTTTGACATATCTATTTTTTTCTATTATTAAACTTGCAATTGCATATCTCTCTTTACTATACTTTCTCATTTCACTCATACCATTCATCTTAGGTATTTCCAAATCTTGTGGGCCCCATAGCCTTAAAACTTCCTTTTCAATATCATCCACTTTACCGGAAGGTAACATTGCGCTGGTATTTACCTTAATTTCATCGTAGTACCCAAACATAGTATCTTTTATATATTCTTTCTCTTTTCCTTCTTTAAAAATAGCATGGTTATAAAGTATCCTATCGTAAGTTTCATAAAAGGCTGTTTGTCCTATTTTTACCACCTCTAATGTATACTCTTCAAAATATTTTCTGAATGTCATTAAGTATATCTTTGAAGCCCAGAGGGGTACTTTTTTCCATAGCTCAATCTGTGAATTCCTTTTTTGCAATAAACCCGGTTCTAGTTGTGTAAACATCCTATTTTAATTTATAAAATTTAAGATTTGATTAACTCTTTGTAATGGTGACCCTGTTACGGTCAGGTGGGGGGTTTTTAAATCGTTTAATAGTTTATTAAAGGTATTGTCCACATCTTTTCTCCACCCTTCATTAACGCTTCTTACTCCGTCATCGACAGATTCAAATTCAATAGGAAAATAAATATAATGTGTATATTCGCTTTGGATTCTGTTCCAAGTAGATTCTATGTACCTATTTGCTTCTTTGGAACAGTTAGGCATTAAAGAACTATACACTACTAAATCCATATAACATCTATCTAAAAGTAGATTATTAGGTTTTAATAGGGCTTCTAAATGAAATGAACTAATAGCTAATTGAGTTTCAGAAGTTCCTTTTTCGTTAATAGGGAATCCGTAACTTTTAACTGTTCTAGTCGATTCATTAATAAATTTATATTCTGGTAGTTTATTTAATAGTAATTCGTAGACTGTGGTTTTACCCGTACTACTCGCTCCAACTAATGCAACTCTTTTTATCATTTTTATAACCTATTACTTCTTATTAAAGATACGAATATTTTCCTTACTATACAACTGGTGCAATAGTTAATTTTAACCCATCTAAATCTTCGGTTACCGGTATTTGACAGGTGAGTCTGCTGTTGGGGTTCCTTATCATATATACGTCTTCTAGCATAGAATCTTCTTCATCAGTCATTTCTGGTAGTATGTGGTCTGATTCTATATAACATTGACAGGTAGCGCACATTGCCATTCCCCCACATATGGCTTCTATTGGGAACTCATTAAGTTTTAGAGCTTCCATCATATTCATATTCATATCAGTAGGGGCAGTCACTTTATGTTCTATTCCTTCTCTGTCTATTACTGTAAAGGTAATGTCTGTCACTATACTGCTTTGCTTTTAAAAAACTGTACCCAAAGGTATAAACTCCTATCCCTTAAGACATCAAATAAATCATCTAAACTTTCTACTGTATGTGTATTAAATCTTTCGAAAGATTCTACACTACCTTCATCTACTCCAGGTGTTACTTTATGAATTACACATCCCGCAGTTTCGTAGATACCTTTCTGGATGCCTTTGTAGGTCCTAACTTGAGGATCTTTTCCTTTAAGTTCCGGATAATCTACTATTAGTCCAGGGTGACCATTATAAATTGAATACGATTTGCATATCCCTTCAGGCATTATTCTTAACCAACCATGTAAGCTTATTATGGGGTTTTTGTATGGTCTTAAAATAAGTTTAAGTTCCTCAGTAGTAGGTTTATTCTCTACAAATACTACTTTACCTTCTAACTCAGGATTAATAGTTCTAAGTTCTTTCGGTCTTTTATTTGTTACTATTAAATCCGGCCACCTATTTAAAGCTTTGGCTAAATCCACTATCTCAGTACCTGTTTGTGAAAAAAAAACTATCCAAAATCTTTTTGGAATATTATTCATTTTTATCCTTTCTATTTAAGTTATTATACCTTTTCCTGATACTTTATCGAAAATTCCGTAAATCACCATAATTTTTTTAACACTTTAGTCTCTAGTACCGATGGGTATTTATACCTACTGTTTGTTATATAGTAAGTTACTTCTTGTTTATTATTTAATTTTTCAATTTTAATTTCCTGGATGGTGCCAGTTTCAGTCGCACCAGCAAAAGAAAAATCTACCTTATCTCCTTTTTTATACTTTGCTCTTGTTGCCATTTCTTCTTCCTATTATACGTGCTATTTGGTCTAAATTTATCCCCCACTGTTTACAAACTTTAGTTCTTTCCCCGTACCTATCTACAAATTCTTCTTGTAGGAATTTAACCTGGTATTCTGTTAGTTTGCACAAGGATCTTGATATCTTATTTTTTACCTGTTGCGATTTGGGTTTCCGAAGTTCTTTACGTCTATTTTCGGTCAGGTTTAATTTCTTTCCTTTATTATATCCGGGTTTTCCTTTTCTCCTTTCCGAGAGATTCTTTTTTGTTTCTTCCGTATGTACTTTTCCTAGGAACGTTCCAGGTTCTGTCTTAAACCTTAAAATTGCTGCTTTTGACATTTTCTTTATTGTTTCCTGGGTTTTTTTATAACTCTTCTTTTCTTTATGTTTCTCTTTTCTTTCTTCTGTCCAAGGGGTGCCTCCTCCTGCTCCGCCAGGTTTAAGGTTATAACATTCTGGGGTATTTATTAACTCTTCAGTTATTATTCCTCTTTCCCATTCTAAAGCTTCTGCAAAAGTTTCAAAATCTAATAAATCGATTCTCACGAAGTTACCTTTGCCGTACCTGTCTACTGCTTTCTTAAGCCTTAGGCCAGAACCTAAATACGGATCGTTTTCCTTTCTTAAAGTCCGTACACCGTAATAAAAGTGTCCATTTACTTTGTTTTCAGTTCTATATCCAACTATTTTCATATTATACTTTTATATAAATAGTCTTGAGGAAGAGAACACCCTAATAGGGACTACCCATTCCAGGCTTTTCTAAAAGACTTAATGTTCTCTAGTACAGATTCAATAGGAATAGTACTAATATTTGTGTCGATAAGTGTGTGCAGTTTAACTGAAGGTTTATCCCATGTTAACCCTCCGTATTCACCTACTTTCATTCCATATACTACAGGGTTCGAAGTATCCATCGAATATATCCAGTTATAGTCTGAGTCCTTATAGAACTGACCTTCCCAATATAGTGAGCTTCCTAATAGATGGTGAGGTTTATTTACGTTTATTATACCGTCTCTTAATAGGTCTCCTAAAAGTTTAACTCTTCCTAACATCCAACTTACGTACTTGTTAGGATGAGGGACAGATACGGTATAGTAAGAGTAATCAAAGGATATAGCTATCATATCAACTCCACTTATCTTATCCATATAATCATAACAGGCTTTTATTTGCTCATATGTTTTACCTTGAACTACTCCAATTTTCTTTCCCGGTACATCTTTCTGTCGTAAGTTCCAACCAGCCATATTAGACATCGTTCTTTTTGCATCTTCCAATGCATCGGGAACTATATACCATTCCGGCTTTAAATGTTTAACCCATTTTACGAATCCTTCTTCATTGAATGCTTCTTCTAATTCAAATATAGAATTATCCAATATAACTTCACGGCCGTTTGCTACTGCTTCTTCGAACTGTGCTAAGTATTGAGTATCTTCTTCGAAAAGGTGCACGAGAGCATAACTATAATCAGTTACACTTTCTACTAGCTGGGAGATACTCTTCGGGGATTCATGTGCTATTTTAATCATCTAAGTTCTCTAATTTTGATAATTCCTCTACAGCTTCATTCATTTCTAACATAGATTTTTGAATCAAACTCATAACACTCTCTAGTTCAGTTACTGTATTTGCACTTACAGACTCTAGGGCTTCGGCGACAGCTGCTTTTGCAACAGAAAGAGGAACAGTCTCTAACTTTAAGTCGTGATTAAAAATTTTATGTTCGTCTAAATTAATCATTGAAAAATTGTTTAAGGTTAGGTCTATAGTAGTTAATAGACTTCATTACTTTTTTATCTCTTGATCTATAGACAATATACCTTCCTTCCGCAATTTTCTCAAAATGGCAGGCCTCACCTTGTTCCTTACTTCTTTTGCTGACGGTAAGTATGGCTTCTTCCTCAGTTGTACAAGCTTTTGACATATTACTTCCTTGTACTTCTTGATATGCTGGCCATATCTTATCTTTAAGGCCGTGTAGCATAACACCGTTCCCAAGGGAAACATAAGTAATATCGCAAAGAGCGTCCAAAACTTCCACGATGTCTCCGTTTTCGCAAGCTTGTTTATATTCCTCAAGTTCTTCGAGGATAAAGTCATAGACAAATTGCCATTCTTTTTTTTCGGGGATAATGGGTTCATAGTTGTTGGGTTTTCCAAATGTAGCGTTAAATATCTCTACTTCGTTAACGAAAGGTACACTCATAGGAGCTTTACTACCTTTATTTTCGTTAAATAAATTTAATTGCATATAACTTTTATTTTTTATTAATATAAGAAATAGGTCCCGAAGGACCTACTGTTTTTTAAATGACTTTTATAATTCTAGATTCTGTAAGGCTTATAATCTTAAATCCTGTTTCACCTTCAGTTTCTAACGCTTTATAGGTCTTAGCTTCTGCCTCTGTTCCTGTTAAAGCATCTACTAGGTATACTTCTTTAATTTTTTGAATCCTACCTCTGTCATTTTCTCTTTCGAATTGAGCGGTTACTTGCCAATACTGTGTCATTTCTGTTTTTTATTTAATTGATAATTCTATGTTTTTGTAAAACTCTGCTTTGGCCGAGTCTTCATGTAAAAATGCACCGGACAGTTTAGCTGTCTGCATAGCGGCTCCTTGATGTTTTACTCCTCTACAGGATACACAAGCATGAGTTGCATTAATCATAACAGCTACTCCTTGATTTCCTTCACAAATCTTATTAACTGCATTCCAGATTGCTACTGTTAATTGCTCTTGTATAGCACCTCTTCTGCTGAATTGTTCAACAATCCTATTAAGTTTAGATAACCCCACTACTTTTCCGTCTTCTGAAGCAATATAAGCAATACTCACTTCTCCTCTGATTTGCTGGTGATGGTGAGAACACATTGATGTTACAGGTATTCTACTTTCTTGAACGATTCCATCATATCCATCCGAAGGGAAAGCAGTAACCCTATCTAAAGGGGAGTATCTTCCTGCCCATAAATCATTTACGTACGCTTTAGCTACTCTCATTGGAGTATCGGAAGAATTAGGATCTGCTTTATAATCTACCCCTAAAGCTGTAAGGAAATCTGCAAATGCTGTAGATGCATTTACAATAATAGTACTTTTTTCAATTTCGGTAAGGGTAGCTTCTGGGCCGTCTTTTAGCTGTTTAGCTGCTAACTGTGTTGAGATTCCGTTTGCAAATCCTGCTTGAACTAATTCAGTTCCGGTAATAAACTTTTTTGACATTCTTATAACTTTTGTTTATATTTAAATATATGAATTACTTTTCTATATAACAAGATAATCTTGTACTGTTTTTGAACTTTTTTCTTCCCACGGGTACACCAGCCAGTCTCCATGTTTAATATGCTCACCAAAATAATCAGGGACTATTGAGGACATATCTCTGTATGCTAGTGTTGCGGTGATAAAAGTTAGAGGAAGTATTTCCTCTAATGTCTTTCCGGTATCTGCTATATCGTCTAAGACTATAATTTTCTTACGAGAAAATCTCGGTAAATTTTTTGCTTGGCTAAAATCCATGTACGGTATTCCGTATCGATGTGAGAACATTATTGCAGGGATTAGTCCTCCTCTAGGTATTCCAGTAACTGCATAAATATCTAGGTTATCACCCTGTAACTTGTCTGCGATTGTATTGAGTTGATGAGACACCCATTCCCAATCTAAAAAAACCTTTTCCGCCATAACTTAATTTAAGTTTTAAATATTTGTTTTTTACCACCTTCGTATACGTAAGCGTGGTTATTTTCTATAAGAAGATTATTCAAGGAACTATTTTCTCCTTCGATAAAAATCTCAGCTAGCACCCTACCGAACTTTCCTTTCCCATAAGATTGAAGAGTAAATTTTCCGTCATTCTTTTCCATGTATTTTTTTGTAAAGGCTGTTGCTGCTTTTCCTTTTTTCTTTTCTTCTAGATCTCTTGTTCTGCTTTCCCAAGTATCAACGCCTTTAAGCCGTAATCTTGCTTTTACCCAGGTATCAAATCCTAAATCGATCATACAGTCTACTGTATCTCCGTCTACTACCCTTATTAATTTTGCTCCGTACTTATACACTGTATTCCTTCTTAATCCTTAAAAATGTGATAATTCTAAAACTCCTGTTTTCCAAGTTAATGTAGTTAAAGGCTGTTGATCTGCTTCTGTTGCAAATTCAATTGTTTTATGTCTTTGCGCTACAGTATTACAGAAATCTAATAATTCCTGTACAGTTACATACTCTTCTTCAGCCACTTTCCAAGGATCTTCTGATATAAGGTAAATGTAGGGGTAGTTTCCTTCTTTATAGTCCCATACTGGACTTCCGTTAATGGTAATTACGTTTGACATTTTGTCAATACTTTGATTTAAAATCTGGTCTAGTGTCATTTTTAATTTATAAATTTAAGTCCAAAAAACTCGTAGTTCCTATGAACATACTCTTCTTCCCCGGCTTCTATTGCTTCTTCTTCTGTATCAAATATTGCAGAAACTGGGCATTCAGGTAAGCATGCCCCACAGTCTATGCATTCATCTGGGTTGATATATAACATTTTTCCTTGTAGTTCGTCTTTGGACATTCCAAATACCTCTGCTCCGGCTCCAGTAATGTCTATTGGACCATGAATACAGTCTACTGGACATACATTAACGCAGGCAGTATCACATGTACTAACACAAGGGCTACCTATTATATAGCTCATTATCTTTAAATTAAATTTTTACTACTTAGACGCATCTTGCATCTTGAAAGGCGATTATATGCGGTCTCCAAGTCATTCTGTATCCATTATCTCTCACCCAATCAAATAGTAGTGGATATGATATAAATAGAGCTTCCCTACTATCACCAGCCGGCATAAACCAAACTTTATCCTGGGGTATTTCTAATGTTTTAATGCAATCTAATATTTCTTCCAATGCTCCTTGGTCTTTTCCGTCCCAGACCGGTTTTAAGTGGTAGTTTTTATGAAATAATATACTCTTTTTTATTGCATCATAGTTAAGCCTAAACTTATTATGCTGTTTAATCATTCTCTCATCAGTCACTTTACCTTCTGGGGTGAGTACACCGAGGACAGGGATAGAGTTGCTAAACTTAGGAGATATCGAAAGTAGATCGATAGGGTAATCAGTTTCCAGGTAATGGGACCCTTCGTTTTCCATTGTTATAAAAATACCCCTTTCATGTGCAAAGTGGGTTAATTCGTTTACTAACTTTGGATGCATTGTAGGGGCTCCCCCCGTCAACATCATTTCAGTAATATGAGGGTTATTCTTATACGCTTGAATTATATCATTAAAGTTAAATTTTCCTTTCTCTGGGTGTATTGAAGTGTACCAGCTATCACACCAGCCTCCTTCTCCGAAATAACACCTATGGGTACACCCTGTAGTTCTAATAACTACTGTTGGATACCCTGCTCTTGAACCTTCTGATTGTACTGCTGTATAAATCTCAACAATAGGTAAAATTCTACTATAATCTTCTATTCTACCTAAGCTCATACGATGCTGCGTTTTTAGCGTGTTCTCTAAATTCAACTTTTGTTACTTTAACTCTTCCTTCGGTCTCTTCTAGTATAAACGGGGATACTTTATCAAATATAAATTTTGCAAAGCTTTCTGCTCCTGTTGCCGGTACAACTCTTACTTGAGATACACCTGCTTGTTCCATTTTTAAAAAAGAGTCTTTAAAGGGATCATCTTCTGCTACTATATGAGTATGATCAAACATATAATCCATCCAATCTTTAGGGGACATACCGTCTATAGTTCCTTTAGCTCTTTTCATTCCGCCAAAATCCCAAACCCAATTACGTTCATCTAATTCCCCTTCAAACCATAGTTGAAATGAAATTCCATAGCCATGTAAAAAACGGCAATGAGTTGTTTCTGCTCTCCATTGACGAAATACAGTAGAGTACCCGTCAAATACTTTTGTTGATGTAAATTTACCCATTTCTTTTATTTAAACTAATTCTTCGTATACTCCTACTGTTTCTGATATTACTAGCACTATTGCTGCTGCTCCAAAATCAAAAGGTATCAATATATAACCTAATATACGAATACCTGATTTAATAAATGACACTATCTGATGTTTTTTTGCATCAGGGTGGTTCATTGGGTTTAAGTGTGGTAATAGTGGGGTTTGTAGATTGTAAGGGTACTCTTCCTGTTCCGCCTTCAAAAATGAATGTCTCAGGTCTGCTTTGTAAAGTTCCTGTTCTAGGACTTCTTTTTCTACTTGGTTTTGTCTAAGGTTTGCCATTTTTTGTTTTTAGAGTGGGGCTACGACACTTGTGTCTTATAATTCAATATAAGAAATATAAATTACTTATGCAACTATTTTTAAAAGTTTTTATAATTAAAAGGGTCTCTTTTTTTAAGTTCAGCTATTTTCTTTCTATACTCTCTTTCTTTTCTCCAATTCCAAATTTTAGCTTTAATCCAATTTATTACTTTCATATCTTCTTGATTAAAAAATTATTTATTACCAGGTAGTTTATTTCTGAATCTATAAATCTCTCTATGGCTTGTTTAGGTGACATAGTGATTGTCTGGTCCTTTAAATTAAAAGAAGTATTTAACAGTACTCCTGCTCCTGTTACTCTTTTCATTTCCGATAGTAGATTATAATATTTTTCATTTTGCTTTTTACTTACTGTCTGTACTCTGCAAGTTTTATTTATATGGGTGGCAGCGGGGAAGGGGATTACATTGTGTGATGTTCTAGCAAAAGAGACTACGTTCATATAAGGGACTGGTTCTGTTGTCCCGAACCATTTATTTCCGTCTTCCTCTAATACTGAAGGTGCAAATGGTCTAAAACCTTCTCTTTTTTTAATTACATAATTAAGCTTTTCTCTCATTTTAGGATTTGCAGGAGAAGCTAATATAGATCTATTTCCTAATGCTCTTGCTCCAAATTCCATTTGACCTTGAAACCATGCTACTATATTTTGTGCAATTAAAAGTTCAGCTGTTTTTTTAATAATCTTTTCATCCGTAAGATGAAATGAAAGTACCCTATCTTCATATTTTCTAAGTTCTCTCTTTACCTCCGTGTCTGTGTACTCTGGGCCTAAGTAAGGGGATGAGTTCTCTTGGCTCTTTCCTTCATATTGGTAGAGACACGCTCCTATGGCTGAACCTGCATCAGAGGGTGCAAATGGTATATGTAAATGTTTAAAGTATTTATATGCTTTAAAGTTTGCTACTCCATTATAAGCACATCCTCCTCCTATACATAAATTTTCAGATCCTGTGATAAGTTTAGCTTTTTCTACTAATACAAGAAATCTCTCTTCATATACCTCTTGCAAAGCTGCTGCTAAGTTTTGATGTTCATGGGTTATAGGTTCTTCCGGCAGACGGGGGGGAATGCCCAGTAACCGGCATAGATTTTTATTAAACATTATTTTATCTGAGTATTCCCATGTAAAATACTTCTGATCTATCCAGAATTTATTATCTGTAGTGAAAAAGATACTTTTAAGCTTGTCTTTAAATTGACTTGAATCTCCATATGGTGCAAGACCCATTACCTTATACTCTCCTTCATTAGGTTTGAATCCCAAGTAGGCTGTAAAGGTTGAGTAAAACATTCCTAGAGAATTAGGGAAATTAATTGATAAATGGTTGTAAATTCTATCCCCTCTACCTTCAGCGATTGTTGCTGTAGCCCATTCCCCTACTCCGTCTATTGTTAATATTGCAGAGGTTTGAAAATTTGAGGTATAATAGGTGAAAGCTGCATGGGAGAGGTGATGATCGGTATATGAAATTTTACCGGTATATCCGATATTCTGTAAAAGGGTTTTTGGTGAATTGGCTTCTTGTTCTTTAAGAAATTTACGTTTTTGAAAAAATGTACTAATTGGTCTTTTTTTAAACGTAGTAACTACCCTATTTTTCTTTTTATCTGGGTTTTCATACCAACAAACTTCATCTATGTCTGTTAGTTTTATTCCTGATTCTTTAAGTAACCATTTAATTGAGTTGATCGGGAAGGAAGCATCATGTTTTATTTCTGTAAACCTTTCTTCTTCTACAGCATATAGAACTTTACCGTCTTTAACCAGACAGGCTGCTGAATTGTGATAAAAAGCAGATATACCTAATTGTATCATAACTTTTATTTTTGTTTCTATAGAAAATAGTATTTATTTCTATATTAAACTATTTTTATTGATTTACTTTCAACTAATATCTTAATTTTAGTTGATACCATTTCTATGTCTTTAGCAGTTACCTTATAAGTCTTAAAAATGGTTTTTTGTTCTCTGTAATCTATCCCGTTTAAAGTAAGAATAACCTTAATTAGTTTTTCTTTTTCTTTTTTGGTAAGAGAAGATATAGATGATGAGTTATTACCTCCTTTTTTTATCTTCTCTAGTATGTAATATACATCTTGCCATATGAAATCATTATCATTCCATGTAAAATCAGCATTACCCCATGTATAAGGTATTTTCATATACTATACTTTAGACCATTGAAATATATCCAATACCTGCACCAGTGATTGCACTAATAGCCGTAGTATTAAATTCTAGGTTGCTAAAAGCACCAATGTGGGTTCTACCAATCTGGTCACCAATTGCTGCTGTACCAACCATACTTAATTGTATACTTTCTGGGGAACGGTACCTAATTGGGGTTTCAATAGCTCCAATACCTTGTTGTCTGTAAGTTACCATAAGTATTTTCGCTGGTACACCGCTTCCAAATGAAACCCAATTCCCAGCTGTTGGGGTTGTTGATGATAATAATAATGTTTGAATTGATTTCAAGTAAGTAACCGCTGATGCAGAACCTGCTAATGCTGCAACTGCTACTGTAGATGTAAATATAGCTGCTTTGGCTATTGAACTACCAAACAGAGATCCTAGTAAAGTATTGTTAGAAACATAGCTTGCCATTGCTGGTGCTGAATTTACTATTAATCCAATTGCTACTGCGTTTCCTATTGCTACATTAATATTTGAATGTCCTCCAAGTGCTATAAGTGCTGCTGTATTAGCAACAAATCCTGTCATAATAAGACTATTCCCAGCTACAATACTAAAGTTTGCACTTGTAGCAAGGGTAAGCATCGCATCTGAACTAGTTGCTAGTACTTCTGATGCTCCTGCGTTTGCATTTACTAGTGTTAAAGCTGATGCTTTAGCTATGATTTGAGCAAAGGTTGACATTATTAAAGTTATTCCTGCAAGATTATAAGTTATTGCAAAAGCATTGTCTTCATAATAAGGACTTCCTTTAAATTCTCCCCATCTGGTAGCATTCGCATTAATAGCATTAATTGAAGTTGTTTTATTAGACACCGATGTCATTGCATTTTCGGAATTAAAAATAATATCTCTTATTCCTACTGTAGAGGTTGCACCAACTAAAATTCCAACTGATATTGTATTAGACGATAGTATAGGCATTCCTACAGAGTCGTTAATAGCAAGTGTTAAATTAGCGTGAGTAGATAATGCTGTTACTCCTGATGAATTGCCAGCAAGTGCTGTCATTATTACTGCATTACTTTTTATAAGTGTAAAGTTTGTACCTGTAGCTATATTAACCATTGCAGTATTATTGCTTGCCAATGCAGCCATAATAACAGTATTACCTGTTACGATAGAAAGATTAGCGCTTGCACCCAATGTTAGCATTGCATCACTACTTGAAGCTAATGCTTCTGATGCGCTTTCATTTGCATTAACTGCCCCTATTGCAACAGCGTCATTTATAATATCGTCAATTGTTGCAAAAGATAAAGGGTTAATTCCTGCTAGGTTTGCTATTGTATTTTTTAAATTTGCCACAAAGAAGGCACTGCCTTTATAGGAAGCTCTTGCAACACTATTAGCATATATCGTATCTACTGCTATCTTACTATTGGAAATAGCAGCTACAGCCAATGACTTTGAAGATAATTCAAACATAGCTATTGTACTATTAGCAATAGCCGTCATACTTCTTTGAGAAAACGTGATATAGCTTAAAGCACTTGCATTTGTAGCTACAAGCTCCATACCTATACTATTGACTGATGTTCTTAAAACTAAATCATCATCTTCTATGATAGCTCTAATTGCATTAGTACTACCTATAATTTGTGCCATTGCAACAGGGTCAGCAAATACATAAGTTCTATCAGGATATGCTACTAAATCTAATTCTGCAAAAACTGCGGCTGCATAACCAAGATTATCTACAGCATAAGGACTTTGTAAGTATATGTCCCACGCTACCTGATTGTTTATGATTTTAGTTAGGGTTGGCAAGTTAAGCGTCACATTTAGCATTGCTACAGGACTTGCAGACATTGCTTGTGCGGCTGTAGAGTTATTTATGCTAGCTGCTCCAAAAACAGAATCCGTTGCTATTGGGCTTGCAATAATAGCAGTGATTGCTAATTGGTTTGCCGCTAAACTCTTTGTTTCACTTCGCATCGAAAGAGCTTCCTCAAAACCTACCCTTGTTCCTGCATTGGATAACCTTGTATCTAATTCTGCACCTAATACCGTGCCTGATTTTACTGCTGTTAACAGTCTTCTTGTTGATAATTGCATAAATTTTATTTTAATTTGGTTTTTCTACTTTGTTACAAAAAAAGATGTTAATCTACTTGTTTCATCTTCATCAAGTTCATCTCTAAAATTTCTATCGTCGGTTGCCCATGCAGATTGTAAATCAGGAGCTGCTACATTTAAAAGCCACTGTCCGAATGGGATGGATGTTACTGGATCTATTGCGGTAAAGCAGGTTTCGTCATCATCAGGCTCTAATGTTGTCCCTTCAAATATTAAAAGACCAATACCTTCTATAACTATTGAATCATCAGAGCTGGGTAAGGGTATAGAGGGTGTTCTTAAATTTCCTCTATTTTCATATATTAAAGTTTCAAGCTCTGTTTTACTTCTCTCTATTACTAAGGGAGTTCCACCTAAAAGTGAAACACCATTTACTGTACTTATGTTAACACCGTCTACAAGTGTTGCTTGTTTTGTAGCTGATTCTATAATCGCTGCATCACTTAATGGTTTATCAGCATCTGATGTGTTATCTACTAAATTTAATTCGGTATTGACCTTGTTAATAATATCAGCAAAGTTTGCTACGGATGAAGATACATTTAATTGTTGTTGTGCTACAGCGTTTGTTAATGCTGTAGTGGCGGATGTTAACCCAGCTACTTCTGTTTCTAAAGACATTTTGTTATTGGGTTATATAGTTTATAAAAATGGTTTGGGTATCTATAAGATTTGTTGCTACAGTAACCAGCGGTATTAAAGCAGCGTTTTGTGAGGCAGTAACGGCGGTTTCTATACGTCCATCTAAAGTAGAACTAATATCCCCAACTGTATCTAATAAATTTGTGGTTTGGGTGGTTAAATTTACAATTGATTCCTCTGTAGTCATAACTGTTGTTTTAAAATATACTTAGCGTATATATTCTGTGTTTGAATAAAATTAGCTGCTTCACTTATCCTAAGAGGGAGGGTAATCGAGCTTATAATTAAATTATTTCCTAAACCATCATATAATACACCGTCTACTGTCTGAACTAATCTAGGGTAGGTATCTTGTATTAATGTGTCTGTAAGATCATTACTCATTTATATTCTTTATTTCTTTTTCGGTTCTGTTAATTCTCGTATTACTTTTAATTTAAATTCTGATATTTTTGAAGTGGGTATTTTGTATTTGTTTGCAATTTCTTTTACTATCTCCTGTGATATGCGGTTTCTTACTTCAGGTTTAAATTCTTTTATTTTCTCTCCTGATAGTACCTTGCGGGCTTCTAGTACTGCCAAAGTCCAATTTTGGTTTTCTGCCTTATTGTCTGTATACTTCCTTTCAACTAATTTATTGGGTTTTTGAGCTATTTCTACTGTGACTTTCTTTTTACTAATTGGGGACTCTCTTTTATTTACTACCTCTACAGTAACTTTCTTACTAACTTCTAAGACAAATTCATCTTGGTAGGGTACAAAGTAGGTGTCTTCATCTACAATTACTTCTAGTTTTAATGTTCCTTTTAAGTGTTCCGGAAGTACTTTTAATTTTCCTAAATGGACTTTGCAGTTCCCTTCGGAGTCAATTATTCCGTTAAAAAGTAAACTTTGGTTGTTATTTTCCAATATTAAACGCGCTTTGGCGTTACTTAAGTCTGCTCCTTCAACCGCTATTTTACATTCAAAATCTTCCTCTTTATCTTTATATATTATATGCATAATACTATTTAGTTAACTTATTTAGTATAAATAGGAAGAAACTAATGTTATCTGTTTTTTAAAGGTATTTCAATGTTTAACTTATTGGATAAAATTAAATGTGGTCATGATAGGATTCGAACCTATGAATCTTCTCGTTATGAGCGAGCTGCCTTACCAAACTTAGCTACATGACCTAGCCTTTTTTAGAGTTTTGAAATAGAACTCAAGGACAGAACGACCTATAAACTATTTTGGAAGCGGATTAAGGACTCGAACCTCGCCTTGGGGTTATGAGCCCCTCATGCTACCAATTACACCAAACCGCAATATGCAGCTCCACGGAGAATCGAACTCCGAACTTCGCCGTGACAGGGCGACATTATAGCCGTTTAACTATGAAGCTAGGTATTGGTTGTTGAGGTACAACCAATAAAACCTTGAGTAAAACACCTACCTAGGGTAGATATCTCGTGGAGAAACCGAGGCTCGAACTCGGAACAGTAGAATGCAAATCTACTATGATAGCCAATTTCACCATATCCCCAAATTATTAAAAACTCTTTGTACAAATTTCAGTGTAATATCACGCTCTTAACGCTATGAACCTAATCACCAATACCTTTACAATAAACACAACTGCTGATACAGTCTATAGCTATCCACTTTCAATTGTGGTCTTTCTCGCCTTTTCTATCAGGGAATGCTTTCACTATGTCTATCTTTAAGCAAAGAATTTTTAATAAAAGTACTCCTGGAGGGTATCGATCCCTCTACTCTACCGTGAAAGGGTAGTGACTTAGCCAGTTGTCGACAGGAGCATTTGTAACTTTTGTAATATTCCCAGAGTTACCAACTGTACCAACCTACGATTTGGAGAGCATCCACGCCTATATGAGTGTACCCGAAGGTATTTGTTATTTCAACTCATATCTGTAATCTCTATCTTCGTTCCCTTGTACTTCGGGCTGTTCGAGCGAATAGAGAGAATCGAACTCTCGTCCTCTGGTTGGAAGCCAGACATAATAGCCACTATACTATATTCGCATTAAAAGTAAACATTGACCTCCCTCGGTGATATTATCGTTAAGCGAGGTTAATTTACTTTTGAGCCTCTACAAGGAATCGAACCCTGTTCCTCCGGGTACAAACCGGGCACATTACCATTTATGCTTTAGAGGCAAATATAAGAGAGCTTCGGGTCTTTCGAGGTTTCTAGAAATATCTGGGACTGGGGATAAACCTTTATCCTATTCCAGCTTGTCCTAGCTTCACTAACTCTCTTAATATTATAAGTTAGAATGGTGGTTTGAATACCTTTTAAGTTCTCCTTCGAACGTCTAACTTGTATTTTGTAGCCCTAGTTGGAATCGAACCAACCTTTGATAAGTTACTTACTCTAATGTTTTAACTTTTCTCTTCAAACTAGTATAAGAAGTGTTAAACCAAAAGCCGTAACGTTATCCCACTGATAGTAGTAGGAGCGATCCACTACTATATATAGGACCATTTTAATTTTGTAGCTATGTTAGGATTCGAACCTAATCCGGCTTTACAATTCTAAGTGAACTTATCGTTAAACTTAACCCTGGAGAGGTGCTATCAACCAATGATTTCACAGCTATAATTTTGCACTAACAGTAACTTAGCTTACCCTTATAAACCTGTTAACACTTCGGGATCCAACCGCTTTAATCTCAAGTCCAGTATCAGAACTATTCTAGGTAGTTTATTGATTAATAACCTTTAATATATTTGCCCACTACTTCCTAATTAGAGTGATAAGTCATAATTAGTACTCGAACAGTTTTTGTACTCATGGCAGGACTCGAACCTGCAAAAGACCGTTTCTAAGACGGCCGTGTATACCATTCCACCACACGAGCAATTTATCCAATATGTCAATGAACCTATCTTTATTATATATAAATATACGAACTATTTACTGTATATCCTAATTTTTTTATGTTTATTTTTGAGAGTAAGGTAGGAATCGAACCTACTCTATTGGTTTTGCAAACCAACTGTTCTCCAAGAACAACTCACTCATCTACCTAGAATAATAGGTAAGGTTTCCACTCTTCAGGTATAAAACTTGTTTTCTTTAATAACATTAAGTAGTGTGGTCTTTTTGGTTTAGGTATTTCCCTACCGTATTCTTTTAATGTTAAATTTGCTTTTTCGTTATTACAAACTTTACAAGCAGTTACTAAGTTATCCCAAGTGTTTGGTCCTCCTTTTGATTGTGGTACTACGTGATCTAATGTAAGTGTTTTTCTGTTATTACAACCGCAGTATACGCATTCATGTCCATCTCTTTTAAATACATTATCTCTTGTTAGAGCTACTTTCTGGTATTCTAGTTTTACATAAGTGTAGACTCTAATAACAGATGGTTTAAAAATTTCTAGTTTGGGGTTTACAACTCCAAATGTTTCAGGGTGTTCAACTACTACATCAGCATTACCTTTATACGAAATCACGAAAGCTCTTTCGGTAGTAATGATGCTTCTTGCAATGTAGCTTGAATCAACCACTAGTGTTTTGTCATAACGATTTTTCATGAGTTAATAATTAAGTTAATGTTTGCGCAACCCCAAGGAATCGAACCTTGTCCTATAGTTTTGGAGACTATTTGGCTACCTTAGCCCGAGAAGCATTTTGTTTGAACCTCCACCAAGAATCGAACTTGGATCTAAACTTTAGAAGAGTTTTGTTATGTCCATTTAACTATGGAGGTAGTTGAGGCTTTAGAGAGATTCGAACTCCCATTTTTCGGTTCGTAGCCGAAGGTTCTGTCCATTAAACTATAAAGCCATTTGAAGGATTTTTTAAAGCAAAAAACCAATCTTAAAAACTGCGAGGAGATTTTAGATATCATTTAGGACTCTCTAGCTCTTCCTTATTGTACCCATAGTAGGATTCGAACCTACAGCTTACAGGGCTTAAACCTGTTGTGTTTACCGTTTCACCATATGGGCATTTTTTTTCATTTCACGAGTCTTCCTAAGACTTTCTCTTATCTTTTTTTTAGTTTCCTCACTCCTTGGTTTTCCGTATTGTGAGTTTTTATTCCCACACCCCTGTCCTATTTTAGCTTTTTTCATCTTAAGTATAGTCTCTTTCGAGTGTTTTTTTCCTAGAAAAGAGTTATGAATATGTCCGCTTTTTTTTAGACCTCTTTTTATTTTTTTAGAGATAGTGTCTTTGTCCTGCTGTGTTAGATTTTTTACCCACTCTTTTTTTGTATCTTTAAGTTTTAGTATATATGCCTCTCTCCAATCTACGTCCTGTTGTAATTTCTGTTTTCTAATCTCATTTGCACACCTAGAAGTTTCTATACTAAATCCATTTCCTCCTGTTATTAAGTTTAAGCAGTTTACACTGTTTAGATCCTGTTCTGTTATTAACTGCATTTCAGCTTGAACTAGGTCTTCTCTTGAATTAAAATACTTAATTATCTCAACCTTAAAATTGTCTCTACCGTACTTAGTTACTTCGTAGCGTAGTCTTGTACCGCTTCCTAAATATCCGTCATCGATACGGTTAGTTGAATGCATTCCTAGGTAATATCTACTGTTTATTATATTTGTTGTTTTATAAGTAAAGTGGTATTTCTTCTTTTTTGAATAGTTAGCCATTTATGTTTGTTTATTATAAATAGCTAACTGTTTCAAAAAGTATACCGGGTGTAAGGAAGGTATCGATCCTTCGTCTTTTGATTCACAGTCAAACATTCTACCATTGAACTACAAACACCATGTTTGTAAGGCTCCCACTTTCCTTACGTGTCAGTCTATAGTTGTCTCTTACGAGGTGCGGGTGACTGAATTATCCTCCACATATTTCTATGTTTGAACCCGAGCGGTTTTAAATATAGTACCAATAGATGGAATCGAACCATCAACCTACTCCGTATGAAAGAGCCGCTCTACCATTGAGCTATATTAGTATTTTGAGGAAGAAATCGGAATCGAACCGAATGCCTTTTATAGCACGATTATCTTAGCAGGATACCCTAATCACCATCATAGTTTATCTTCCTTTTGTCGGAATGGTAGGTTACGATCCTACTACCTTTCGCGTATCAGGCGAACGCTCTACCGATTGAGCTACACTCCGTGGGTCTTTTTAGAGTTTTTGATACAATCACTAGAACTCAAGGGCAGGACTTCCTATAAACTAATTGGAGGGTTGGGTGGGGGTCGAACCCACGGAATCTTTTACTTAACAGGCAAATGCTTTACCACTTAGCTACCAACCCTGGATTTAGTCTCTCCTATTAGTCACCCCTCTATAAGCTTCTCAGTTATGGTTCTGTGGGGTAGAAGCAACTAACTACGATGTAGTTGTTACGATTAAAGGACTCGAACCTTCATTGGGTATATCTACCGGTACTGCCAATGGAACAGTCAACGCACCTGCATCGTAATATAATGGTGGAATCTGAAGGAATCGAACCTTCTCCTCTAGTTCTTCAGACTAGCGTGCGAACCATCTACACAAAAATTCCATATCCCTTCGTTGCTACTTACACCTTCTAGCTAGTGTGCTTTCGCCCTTTCTCGTTTATTTTATATCGTCGTACTAATGGGGCTTACGCCACGATATTCACTATTCGTCCTAATCTCCAACCTTCTGTAATATCATCGCCTTTTTTAATCTTTTTGCTTTCAACTTCATTAGTTATCCAACATGTGCCGAATTGTGAATTCTGTTCAGGTGGTTTGTTTGATGCTGATTTACTCATTTTTAGCTTAGTCGCTTCTGTGTGTTTTTTTCCTATCCACTGTCCTATGTTAAAAGATGTTCGTTTTCCCTCTAGAAACTGTTTCTTCATGCATTCTGACATAACTTTGGTGAACCTTGCTCTAAATGCAGGGTCTTCTTTTCTTAATCTGGTTTTTTCTAAATTTCCTGCTATTGAACCTCTTTTCTGTACTTCTGTTGAAAAGCCTCCTTTACCCCCTACTTTCAAATTCATACATTCTTTCTTAGCAATTTCTTGAAGAGATACTATTTCTTTTTCTCTTGCTGCTAAGCCTTCTCTTGAATTTAAAAATTCTAAGATCTCAACTGAATGATTTTCTTTTCCATGTTTATTTATAGATCTTTTTAAATACGTTCCAGATCCTAAATACCCATCATTCAAATCATCCGTTGAATGCATTCCTATATAATATCTTCCGCTTAGTGTATTTGTAGTTTTATAAATAAAATGGTACTTCTTTCTTGTACCGTATTCTTTCTTTGCCATAATGTACTTCCTTTCTAATAAATAGTAAGGAAATACAAAAACAGCTACCGGTGGGGCCAGGTGGATTCGAACCACTCCCTTGCGGACGAGATTTACAGTCTCGCTGTCGTATCCGAACGACTTTCTGTCCCCAATTGATTTTGTGATAGGACTTGAACCTATACGAAGACCTTGCGGTAACTTCAACCCTTAGAATGGGTCGTGTATCCCAATTTCACCACACAAAACAACTATCTTTAAGAAGACTGTAATCTCCAAACAAATAGACTAGTAAATGCAATTAACGATATTACAGTACCGTATTTATATACACCCAACTAATTTTGTACCTCGTAGTGGAATCGAACCACTGCCAATTGCATGTAAAACAATTACGCTTCCATTACGCCAACGAGGCAATTAGAGTTTTTGTATTATTAAAGCCAATACCCGGATTTCTCTAAACCTAACCACTTTGTACCCCTTGTAGGTAACGATCCTACTTCCCGATATTAAAAGTATCGTGCTTCACCTTAAAGCTTAAAGGGCAAACTTAAATAAAAGTTTTGTGGGTATAACACCCACCTACATTTAAATGATTTGATATCATTACATTTAAACCTGTTGTCGCAGTTACCTCTATGGCTAAGAGAGCTTATTATGATATTAAGCTTAATCTTTTATTTTATATGGTATGCCTACCATATTACTAATGGTCGGGTAGAGAAGAGTTGAACTTCCCGCCTCTCGGCTCCAAACCGAGCTTCTCACCCCGAGAATACTACCCGTATTATTGTTAGACTGGAGAGAATCGAACTCCCATTATTTGAGTCAAAGTCAAATGTAATAACCGTTATACCACAGTCTAAAATATAGGAGCCGGTCTCCTATGTCCTCTACCAAGCATATCAGCCGGACCGTTAGGCCAGCCTTCATATCAGGGTAGAATCTTTTGAGGAAGATGTGGGATTCGAACCCACGAATGCTTTAACACACCTCCAGTTTTCAAGACTGGTGCAATCGACCAACTCTGCCAACCTTCCTTATTATCCAATATGTCAATGAACTTTAATTTCTTATAATGTAAATATACGAACTGTATTTCACACCTCCTAATCTTTTATGTCAAGTTTTTAACTTCTTTTTTTAGCCTTTCATGGAAGGTTTTGTTTTTTTCGATAAAATATGTTTCCATGTCTCTACCTTTCCATCTTTCAGCTAACATTTTAAATACTTTAGTGTCTTTAAATTTTTCCATATCTCTAATTTCAATACGTAAATATACGAACTATATTTCACATCTCCTAATTTTTTTACACTTACTTTAATAAAAAAACCCGAATCTTTTGGATCCGGGTTTAGTTTTGGTTTGATATGTTTTATTCTATCAACTTATACTATTCCCGGATATGTATCTCGGCTGCTTATATTCATTATTGGCTAACATAAAATCTGTAATATCGCCACATACTGAACTCGCCCATATAATGGACTGTATCACTGTTTGTAAGAGTGAGTGTATGTTTGTAATAGTTTTCATTGTTTCTTTTTATCTTTAATAAATATACGAACTTTATCTTTTCAGTCCAACTTTATTTTAAATGTTTTTTATATAATAATTTCACCTTTCACACCAGGTACCATTTGTCTAATTTGTTCTTTACTATATTTTTTAGAGGTGGGGGTATTAGCTAGATTAAGATTACCTCCTACTGTTAGATCTTGGGGTAGGGAGGTTATTTGGGTATCCCTTAAATTAAGGTACTCTCCTACTTTTAAATCTTGGGGTAGGGTGGTTATTGGGGTATTATCTAAATAAAGATCACCTCCTACTGTTAAGCCTTGGGGGAGGGAGGTTATTTTGCTCTTATATAAATAAAGAGCACCTTTTACTTTTAAGCCTTGGGGGAGGGAGGTTATTGGAGTATTCTGTAAATCAAGATAACCTCCTACTTTTAAATTTTGAGGTAGGGAGGTGATTTTGCTCCCATATAAAACAAGATTACGTCCTACTGTTAAACCTTGAGGTAGGGAGGTTATTGGGGTACCGTATAAGTCAAGAGTACCTTTACCTCCATCCTTCATATATTGTTGTACTTTCTTTTGGGTAGCAATTATATAATTCTTAGAGCGTTCTTCTTTGGAACGTCTAGGGACTAATATTTTATTTTCTAATAGATCTATTAGTTTAATCATTATATATAAATTTCACCTTTTATACCAGTTACCATTTGTTTAATTTGTTCTTTAGAGTATTTTTTAGAGATGGGGGTAATTCTTAAATCAAGCCAACCTCCTACTGTTAAACCTTGGGGTAGGGTGGTTATTGGGGTATTAGTTAAATCAAGATTACGTCCTACTTTTAAATCTTGGGGTAGGGTGGTTATTGTGGTATTAGTTAAAACAAGATTACCTCCTACTGTTAAACCTCGGGGTAATGAGGTTATTGGAGTATTCTGTAAATCAAGATAACCTCCTACTGTTAAACCTTGAGGTAGGGTGGTTATTGGAGTATTTTCTAAATCAAGAGAACCCCCTACTGTTAAGTCTTTAGGTAATGCGGTGATAGGAGTATATGATAAATAAAGAGCACCTTTTACTTTTAAGCCTTGGGGTAGGGAGGTTATTTTAGTATTTCTTAAATAAAGAAAACCTCCTACTGTTAAATCTTGAGGTAGGGAGGTTATTGGGGTATTACTTAAATCAAGATCCCCTTTACTCCCATCTTTTATGTATTGTTGTACTTTCTTTTGCATAGCAATTAAAAAGTTCTTAGAACGTTCTTCAGGAGAACGTCTAGGGACTAAAATTTTATTTTCTAATAGATCTATTAATTTTATCATTATATAGTAATTTTACCTTTCACACCAGGTACCATTTGTTTAATTTGTTCTTTAGAGTATTTTTTAGAAATGGGGGTATTTTTTAAATAAAGAGAACCTCCTACTGTTAAGCCTTGCGGTAGGGTGGTTATTTTAGTATTAGATAAATAAATATAACCTCCTACTGTTAAACCTTGAGGTAGGGTGGTTATTGGGGTATTTCTTAAATCAAGATAACCTCCTACTGTTAAGCCTTGAGGTAGAGAGGTTATTTTGCTCCCATATAAATCAAGATTACCTCCTACTGTTAACTCTTGAGGGAGGGAGGTTATTGGTGTACCTGCTAAATAAAGATCACCTCCTACTGTTAAACCTTGAGGTAGGAAGGTTATTAGAGTATTTATTAAGTCAAGATAACCCCCTACTGTTAAACCTTGAGGTAGGGAGGTTATTGGTGTACCTGCTAAATCAAGATCACCTTTACTTCCATCCTTCATATACTGTTGAATCTTCTTTTGAGTAGCAATTAAAAAGTTCTTAGAACGTTCCTCAGGGGAGCGTCTAGGGACTAGGATTTTATTTTCTAATATGTCTAATAGTTTAATCATTATGAAATTCCTATAATATCAGTATATTCTTTTATATTACCCTTTGAAATTTGTTTATCTAACCCATCATACCCATCAATGTTCCCATTATCTAATACCGCCAAAGCAACAACTACTAAATTCTTCCAAGTTTTTGGAAATTTATCCTGAAGTTGGTTTATCATTTGCTGTGACTTTACTTTAACATAATAAAAAGTTACATTATTTGTATAGTAATAATCATTAAAGTGATCGGGGGCTTTATATGTTGTACACCATGAAGAATCTTTTCCATCATCCCCACAATCTCTAAATGCAAATTGGGATAATCCAAGTTTACGAGATGCTTCGTGGGTGTGGGGGGACATTATTAATAGATCTGAATTCTCTAATACAGTATCGTAGTCGGATTCAAGTTCTCGGGTAGATATGTTTTCTCCTGAGTTGTTTATTTGGCCAACTTCGTCTTGAAGGGCTTTAAATGATTTAATTTGGTAAATATCTTTGGTTTTTGTTTTACCTTTTTCTAAGAGTGTATTGAACTCTTCAATGGTGTTTCTTAAATCATCTATATCTGTAATTTGTTTTTCTGCCCATTGTTTTGCCATCCATCCTACATACTTACGTGTTGGGGAAGGGTCTATATCAGTTAATATTTTTAACTCCTCTTGGGTTAGTTTACCGGATTCAACATATTGTTTTGCCTGTCTTATGTTTTCTAATATTGAATGTTTATTCTCAATTAAGAGTTTTGAAAAATTAAATTTCATATTGTTGTTTTTTATATATAAATAGTACCTTTAACTCCCGGTACCATTTGTTTGATTTGTTCTTTACTATATTTTTTAGAGATGGGGGTATTAGTTAAATAAAGATTACCTCCTACTTTTAAATCTTGAGGTAGGGTGGTTATTGGAGTATTTTCTAAATCAAGAAAACCTCCTACTGTTAAACCTTGAGGTAGGGTGGTTATTGGGGTATTTTCTAAATAAATACCCTTTCCTACTGTTAGATCTTGGGGTAGAGAGGTTATTGGAGTATTTTTTAAATCAAGAGAACCTCCTACTGTTAAGTCTTTAGGTAATGAGGTGATAGGAGTATTTTTTAAATCAAGATCACCTTTACTCCCATCCTTCATGTATTGTTGGATTTTCTTTTGGGTAGCAATTAAATAATTCTTAGAGCGTTCTTCTTTGGAACGTCTAGGGACTAGTATTTTATTTTCTAAGAGATCTATTAATTTAATCATTATATATAAATTTTACCTTTCACACCAGGTACCATTTGTTTAATTTGTTCTTCATTATATTTTTTAGAGATGGGGGTATTTCTTAAATCAATATAACCTCCTACTGTTAAACCTTGAGGTAGGGAGGTTATTTTGCTCCCATATAAATTAAGAGAACCTCCTACTTTTAAATCTTGGGGTAGAGAGGTTATTGGGGTATTAGTTAAATCAAGAATACCTCCTACTGTTAAACCTTGAGGTAGGGAGGTTATTAGAGTATTTCTTAAATAAAGAAAACCTCCTACTGTTAAACCTTGAGGTAGGGAGGTTATTTTAGTCCCATATAAAATGAGATTACCTCCTACTTTCAAATCTTGAGGTAGGGAGGTTATTGGTGTATCTGCTAAATTAAGATTACCTTTACTTCCATCCTTCATGTATTGTTGGATTTTCTTTTGAGTAGCAATTAAATAATTCTTAGAACGTTCTTCAGGGGAACGTCTAGGGACTAGGATTTTATTTTCTAAGAGATCTATTAATTTTATCATTAAATTGTTAATGCCCTCTACTTTTTATATGTAAGTTGAGTGAGGTGGTCCATATATAAATATGACTATTAGTTTTTATCTTAATATAGTAGCTGTACAATCAACCGTACAATTAAGTCACCATGTTAGACACTACTATAAAAGATAATATAATTAATTTTTTTCTGTACTACTTACCGTGTTGAGCAAGTACTTCTTTAACTGCATCTCGGGCCACTTCCCAAGATACAGTACCAGATTCATCTTCATATTGCACAGGGTCAGGTCTACCAAGTTCAATAAATGCTTCAATACGTTCTACTGAAGAAGCTGATTTGTAATCGCTATTACCACTTGGGTAGGGTTTGTAAGAGGTGTTTGTACGTCTGTATACCTCATCAAATTCTAGTCCTAGTTCTTCACATAAAACTAAACCGTCTTTTAAAATATCTAATTTCATACCTTGTAAGTAAGGTGTAAAATAACCTACTCGTTCAGCATCCCAGTTACCTTCTCTAAAGGCTTTATCATCTGCATCTCTAAACTCCTGTCTGCAGTCTGGGTAAACTGAAAAATCTCCCGCATGAATTCCTAAAGCAATATCACAGGTTTCTCCTGTACGGTTTGCTATCGATAATGCTACTGCTTGGGTGATAGAAGCAAATATTTTATTACGGTTAGGAACAACAGTTTCTTTCATGTTGCTATTTTCATAATGTCCCTCCGGTACATCTTTACCTCCTTCTACTAAAGCTGAATCTAGTAAGTCTGCTAATCCGTCTAGTTTAATTTGACGGTAATTAATTGTATTGTAGTTTAACCCCACAATTGTGATTGTCCCTAATTGATCCTGTTCTATTCTTTCTACATTACCATTTAGATAGTTAACTAATGATTGAGCTCTTTCTAACTCTACTCTGTGTTTTTGACCGTAGTCGAATGAAATACCTGTTACAGTATCATATTCTTTTAATGCTCTAAGTAGTAAAGTGCTACTATCCATTCCTCCTGAAAGGCTAACCACGCAATGTTTTTTTGTTTTACTCATTTTATTTAAATTTATAACTGCCAGGTATTATTAAACGTATAGGCGAACGCTTCTTTATTTTCTATCCCTCAATGGTTGTCATTGACAACATCTCTTTTTGAATATCTTCCCAACGATCTGTATACTCTTTAAGAGTATAGCTTTTACTTTCCCCATTATTTAGTTTTTCGTTAGCCACTACTTTTAAAGCATGGTTAAAATTAGACGGATAACATACGGTTTTAATATACTCCGTACTTTTTTCTCCTTTAGTAACTCTTTCGTATACTGTATAACCTCCTGATTGAGATTTAGCAATAAAGAAAGGTTCCATTACTAGGTCTTGAATAAGTGTATCCCCGGCAGGGATTGAATTAGGTTTTCTTAACATATCTATAGCTTTTATTTATATTATTGTACGGATTTTTTAGCTGAGTATTAATTCTTTTAGGTCTTCTTTTGATAGAACCCCCACTTTTGTTAGTCTTGTTCCGTCCTCTCTAATCAATACGGTATGGGGTATGTTTCTAACTCTATATTTGGCTGCTAAACCATTAGTATCTGTTTCAATATCTACGGTTGTAAATTTTACTTGTCCTTCATATTCTTTTGCAACACTGTCAAAGATTGGTGCGTATGTTTTACAGGGTGCACACCAGGTGGCCCAGAACTTAATTATTTCCTTCATTATCTCTTAACTTTATTATAGGTGTCTGCTTTTGAAAATCTTTGAATAGAAGGTGTTACTGTTGAGTAGGTAGTTTTTTGTTTCCTAACTTCTAACCATTCCATTAACTGTGTGTACGTCTGTTTTGATGAGTTTGCCATATTCTGTAGGTTATTTTTATATATTTTAAGATACGAACTATTACGTGTATTTACAACTGTTTTACTCTGTACTTCTTTAGAGAATTTTATTTATTTCGTAAAAATAGTAATCCTCTCTAAACAGTACATTTTCATTTAAATCCTCAATACCTAAGTATATAAAATCTAACTCACACCCCTCTCCTACTTGTTTATTAATTTCTTCCCAATTTTTGGACCAGTCTAAGTTAAGTGAGAAGGTTTTTGATTTGTGGGTCCTCCACTCTTTATCGGATTCTAGAGTGGTGGGTGGATTTATGCCTTTCACAATATTGGGGTGTAGTATTCTATTGGAAAAATCAATACCTGCATTTATATGTTTTTTTCTTGGCTTTACAAGATATAATGGCTAGTCTTTTCATTCTATTTATAATAATCTTTCACTCATACCTATATTAAATTAAAGGAAAAATGTCGTAGCCGTATTCTTCTATCCAATCGTATATACTACGTTTATTACCTAATTGATACTTATGCTCTAAAAACGTTGAATTTTGTTTATGTAGCTTACTTAATATACGTTCCCTAGTATCGATATCAAAATTAAATGTGGGTTGTTTTATAGATTTTCTCTGTGAATGATCATACAGATGATATATGGGAGTATCCTTATAATTTACTACATCATATCCGTTTGTGTAGGAGCGTAATGTCATATCTAATTCTTCGAATTGCCAACCGGCATATGGATCGTAACCTACATTTGCTAACCAGTATATGTCACTGATATGATATCCACCGGCACCTAATGATCTATAGTAATCGCCTTTGTTTTCGATTGCTTCAGCGGTGAATCTAAATTTATAATTACAATGAATGTCACTTTTTAAAACGTTTACCATATGTTGGTTGTGCTTGCTATAAGTATCTACACCATCTTTTGAAGTATACACTTTAGGGTAACAGGTAATTAAGCAATCCCCATCGTAATTATCAACAGCGTCTACCATTATTTTATCCCACCCCTTATCAAACCTAGTATGAGCATCTATACATAAGTAGTATTTGTGGGATGGTTTTATATATAAATGAGCGTGTGCCCTAACTTGAGTTACGTTTCGTGTTTTATCTTCTCTTACGTTTATTAATGTTACATTATCTGGGAATTGTGATTGTTGCCACATACCTTCTTCGAAGTCCTGATTATATATTACTATGTCTAAATTATTTGGTTCGTTGGCTTTGTCTAATAAATCGTTTACCGTATTAAGTAAGTCATTGTCTAATCGACAAGCTATAAAAACTAATATTGTTTCCATTCTGTAATTGACTTGTAAAATTTGTTATTAGGAAAATTATCCCATTTTATTTCGTGAAATTTATTTTTATTGAATAGGGGGTCGCAACTATAATGTGCTATGTGGTGTGATTCTTTTAATTCATTTATGTTTGGGTAATAACAATTTTTACCGTCTACCATTTTAATTTTACTATTGTGACATGCCACGTTAAGCCCATACATTAAAGCCCACCAGCTATGGCTAGTATTAGGATATTCGTCACTGACTTTGATTGATGTTTCTACTGCTTCGTGGTAGATTTTGTCAAATACTTTTTTCTTTAGTATGACATTAAAACCTCCATTCATGTACTGATAATCATTGTGGTGTAAGTATTTGTGAATAATATTTCTATTGTCGCTGTTTACTTTTAAATGCCAATTTTCGTATGTAGCGTCTACAACTACTTCGTTATCACTAGGAAGGTAACCATCATATTTTTTTAAATGAAATAAATCAGCATCTATTATTTCTAGGTATTCTTCATCATCTACATCTCTTGTAACTTGGTAAGCTGCTGTGAATACATTATTAACTATATATCGAGGTTCAGTAAAGTTGTACATATCTAAAACGCTATCTACTAGTTTATGTGGTAGGCGTAGCCCCCAATCTAATTCCGTTGTTATTGCGTCGCTTTTATAATTGCGATTTACGATAGGAATTATAGCTTTACTATAAGCATCTTCTCCGTACACTTTAAAATGGTTAAATTCGAATAAACTTATTTGCCACTTAAAATGATTTGTTGCTACAGCACAAGGAATACTAATCATTAATGTAAGAGTAGTTTTTTAACTTGTAGTGGACATAAAAATTAACATAGTCTTTACCCTCAAATGGTTTTATTCTACCATGCTCACATACTGCTGATTCGTAAAATACCATATCTTGTGGTTCGAAGAATATTTCATTTGTTTCGCCGTCATGTCCTTTTATTTGTAGTGCCCAGTCATCACCGAATTCTTTATAGCCGCACCCGCAACTTAAATCTTTTGACATCATTATTATAGCACTAATTTGGTGTGTTTCAATTCTATCAGTATGTAAGATTAAACTACTATTTTTATGGTAATTTCTAAACCCATATATGAATGTTTTTTCTAATTCTTTACCACACCAAGCTTCTAATTTAGGTAATAAGTAATCGTGTATCTTATTTGTTAAATTAGGTATTTCCCATATAGGATAAATTGTTGATGAACCGGGTTGAGTAGTATCTTTACCAGCATATTCCTCTTTATAACTTTTATCGGCTACACTTATTATTCCTTCAACACAGTCATTAAATAGTTTATCATCAAATTTAAATACTTCGAAACCATTTTTTGTTAATTTAGGGAAATCTAATGCTGATGAAAATGTGTGGGATTTTTTAACCATATGTTCTTGTGCTAATCTATTGTCTTCTGCGCCGTTCCAATCATTTTCTCTAATCCAAGCAGTAATAATATATTTTTTTCCTTTTATAATAGGTTTTCCTGCATGTAATACATCATTATTTACTTTACCGTCTATCATGTTATTCCATAGTAAAGCTTTACCTTTAGTAGGTTTAAACGATTGTTTTAAAATAGAAAATTCTGTTTCACCACCTTCCAAACCATCATTTAAGTAAATCATTAGTGTTTGCGTTCGATTACCTGATGATAAGCAGTGCTGGTTATAATGTTCGCCTAAAAAGAAGTCATAGTGGGGTTTAAATTCCTGCCCTACTTTATATAATTGTCCTTGTAATGCTTCTATTTTGGCTGTTCTAATTCCTAAAGTATTTGCTATTTTTTTACTTAGTCTTAACACTACATCATTATCAGCAGGTAAATTACAAGTGGTTGAAGTTCTTGAACTATCAACTACAGCTTTTTTTGTAGCATCAGCTACAGTGGAAGGTTGATTATTTGCCTTTATTAATTTAATTAATGCATCACAATCTTGTGTATTTAAAAAATCGTTTAATTCTATAATCATTTAGTAAGATTTATGTATTAATGTAGGGTAGTCTATGCTTTAAAAATTTCTTCTATTTTATTCATAACTTCTTTAAAATCCACCCATCACATGATAAACAGTCTTCTGATGTTCTTGATCCTATATCTATTCCTGTTACTGTAATAATTTTTGGCATAGGTATAAATAGTTACTTAACTGTGTTTGCTTTTACTCTAACTTCATGCCACTTTACTCTACCGTCTTCTACCGCTTTTTTTATGTTTTTTTGATGGCCATTCAAAAAAGCTGTCCCACTTTTTACCTCAATGAGATGAACAGTAGTTGTTTCTGGTTTATCCAAATCTGTAAAGCCTAAAAAATCAATAGGTTTACCTAAATGATGAGTATTTTCCGGAGGTATAGGGAAAACATCCATAAAGGGTACAAAATTCTCAATAGTTAATCCCCACTGCACAGAACCTGATCTTTTTTTAGCATCAGCAGATATTTTGCTTTTCTGTTTATCAAACGATACTTGCTGCTGTATTAATTCTCTCTTAAGTTTTTTTACTTGTATTATAAGGAATACTACTACACCTAATAGTGCAGCAGATACCAGTATATATAGTATATACATAATAATTAATTTAATTTACCCATCACAGCTTAAACAATCTTCAGATGTTCTTGATCCTATATCTCCGTTTATTACTGAGTCTGTTCTTAGGTAATATAGTGTTTTTATTCCTAACTTCCAAGCTTGTTGGTGAACTAGGTTGATAAATCTTGGACTATCTGTTGGATCAAAGGCTAAGTTTAAAGATTGTGTTTGATCAATGTATTTTTGTCTAACTGCTGCTTGTTCTACCAAAGCAAGTTGGTTTATTTCAGCAAATGTTAAGAATACCTCTTTATCCTCTACTGTCATAATATCTTCAGGTAGATTAGCTACAGAACCTCTATCTTTCATGATTTGATCCCAAACTTCTTCTGTATTATGCCCTTTTTCGTCTAAATATGACTCTAATGCTGGATTTTTTCTAATAAAAGTTCCTTTTGCTGAGTTAAAGGTATAAACGTTTGCTGGTACTGGTTCAATTCCTGCTGAAACTCCTCCTGATATAGTGGAATTTGATACTGTTGGTGCGATAGCCAGTAAGTGACTATTTCTCATTCCAGTTCCTTTGCACCATAACGGCTCTCCATACTCATCTGCTAGTTTTCTTGAAGCTGCTTCTGCTTTATTTTTAATATCCGAGAATATTTGATGTGTGTACGATGTTGCTGCTATCGAATTGAAAGGTATTCTTTCGTTTTGTAAAAATGTATGCCATCCTAATACTCCTAATCCAAGTGCTCTTCCTTTTTTAGCAGATCTTGCTGATCTTATCAAGGAATCTCTTCCAGAGGTCTTTGCTAGAAATTCCTCTAGTACTCCATCTAAGAAATAAATTGCTGTTTCTATCAAATCTGTATTTTTCCATTCGTGCCATTTCGTTAAATTTACTGAGGATAGACAACAAATAAAGGAATGTTCTTCGTCGGTAAATAATGTAATTTCCGAACAGATATTTGTCATCGTAACTTCAAGGTTATTTCTCGTATATGCAGGAGGATTGTCATTATTAACGTTATCCTTAAACATAATATAGGGTTCTCCTGTTTCTACTCTAGACTTAAGTATCTCTACCCATGTCTCCATTGCCTCCGGTACTCTCCTGTCGAGTTTCTCCATAAAGCTATCATCCACTACAACGCATTGGTGTAGGTTTAGACACTGTCTATTAGGGTCTCCTTTAGGTCTTCTAATTTGTAAAAATTCTTTAATATCTGGGTGATTTATATCTAGGTTAACTGATGCTGCTCCTCTACGAACTGCGCCTTGGTTAGTTGCTATGATAGTAGAATCGTAAATCTTAGCCCAAGGTATTACACCTTCTGACTGTCCCATTTCTAAGGTTCCGATTTTTTGACCTCTACCTCTAACTTTAGATAATCCAATACCAACTCCACCCCCTAAGGAAGTCAATCTCATGAGTTCAGCATTGGTCAAGCCAATACCTCGAATTGAGTCGGGGGTATCAATTCCGAAACATGAGATTGGTAATCCTTTATCAGTTCCTGTATTTGATAGAACAGGTGAGGCTAAATTTAACCACCCTTTCCACATATACCTGAAGAATTTTGGTGCTAAATCTGGTCGATCTAGTCTTTTAGCTACCGTATCAGCTACTCTCTTGTATGCTAATTTTGGTGTTTCATTTGGTAGTAAATACCCTTTTGATATTGTTGCTATTGAAACTTCGTTCATCCATTCCGGATAGTCTTTTCCTGCTTCCCAATTGGAAGTACTTATTACTGTGCTCATGTTTTATATTTAAAATGCTAAATCCCAATCCATATGTCCTTTACTATAATTTGTAACCCTGCTTGCAAAGAAGTCTGTTTGCTGTTTACCTGCAATTACTGCGTCAAACCATTTCATTGTCTTTAATGCTCCTGTGTCAATTTCTGTTGAGGGTATTAATGGTTTTAGTCCTAAGTCCCCCATTTTGGTGTTTACTCTATGTTTAATAAAATTCTTAAGCTCTTCTTTGGTAAGATTCTCTAAATCCCCCATTTCGAAGACTTTGTCTATAAAGTCGTATTCAAGTTTTATGGCAGCAATTGCCGCTTCTCTTATATCCTGCTCTAATTTAGTTGTTTTAAATTCTGGGTGCTCTTTCATTAATGTTCTAAATAACCAACATCCTGCTTCTGAGTGTAGTGATTCATCTCTTACTGACCATTCTACTATCTGTCCAACACCTTTTAGTTTGTTTCTCATCTTAAATGAAAGTAACACTGCAAAGGAACTAAATAAGTTAACTCCTTCTGTGAAAGCAGAGAAGATAGCGAGAGAGACAGCTCTTTGGTGCCAATCCGGAGATTCGTGTGAATCTCTAACATCCATTAGATGTTGAATTTTTGCCATTGTAGCTTCATCCTCCATAAACTCCGCAAAATTATCCAAACCCAGCTGTTCGTTTAATAATGAATAAGCTTCTGCGTGTATTGTTTCAAAAGATCCAAAAGTGACCGCCATTGCAATGACTTCTGGTTTTCTAAACCATTTTGTAACTAAATTAGTCCAGTAGTCATTTACTACTGTTTCGGTTTGTGCGAATCCTTTTAAGATTCCCCCAATAAGGTTCTTTTCATGATCCTTTAGGTTAGAATTCCAGTCTGTTACATCTTGTGACATTGGTATTTCTGTATGTAGCCAGTGGGCTTGTTGCTGTCGGAGCCAGTAGTCGAATGCTTGTGGATATTCAAAGGGCTTGTAAACAATTCGTTCCTGTAAAAGACTCATATGTATTTATATATTTGAAGTTAAATTAGATGGGAATATCCTCTTGGTTATCTCTCGGGGACGTTTTAATAAATAGAATATATATTCTACTTTTGTCTGGTTTTTTAAGAACTTTATTATAGTAATTTCTGTAGCGTTTCTGATGTTAAGTTATACTTAGGTTTAGCGGCTTCTGCTAATAGATCATCTAAGTCTGTTTTACCTTTAAATGATATATGTCCGTTATTGGTATCCATGTTTATGTCGTAAGTCATTCCGTCCATACCGTATCTGTTTTTCATAATATGAATTCGACCAGTTCCTAAAACTTTATCTTCTTTCATCCTAGATAAGGATAAACATACATCGGCTACCATCATCTTATCATACGATCCTGCAGCTTTATCTCCTTCTATTATTGAATCTTTAGCTCCCATACGGTTAACCTGTGAAGGTGTTAAGATTGGTATTTTTAATTCTTTGGCTAATCCTTTAGTTGCGATAAAAACATCATCGATTTCATCTTTTCTTTCGGCGAATTTACCTCTTGAAGGTGCTCTTAGGTAATCAACATAATCAATGATTACTAAGTCTGGTTTATGCCCCATATCGGTACATTTCTGTATATGAGACTTAATAGTATTTACTGTTGCTCCCTTTGGTGGGTATTCTTTAACAATTAACTTCCCCTTTAGTGCGTCTACTGTCTTCTGAACTTCTTTTCTATGTTTGTTTACTTCATCTATAGAATATCCGGTAAAATAACAGTCAAATCGTTTCCCAACATAGTCTTCTCCTAATTCTAAGGTGTAATATATAACATTATACCCTAGTTTTACAGCGTGGGCTCCAGCTGCTACCATAGTCCATGATTTTCCACCTCCTGGGTTACCAAACATGATAATTAAATCTCCTGGTCCGAATCCTCCCTGTATAGCATCATTCATTATAGGCCAAGGTGTTGGGATAGTAGGCCTGTAGTCAACTCTGTATCGAGTCTCTACATCTTTATTGTATTCATGGCCAATGTTTTTATCCATCCCAGCTTTCATTGCCTTTTCAACTTGATTTCTAATCCCGTCGAAATCTCCATCTTTTAAAAGGTCTGCTGATGCTAAAATTGCAGCTTTCATCTCTTGGTTCTTACAAAAGCCTAAAAACTCTTGTTGAATATACTCTAAATCCTCTTGAGATGCTGCGTAAGAGTTTCTAAGCTCTTCTTTTAACGCTACGACTAGTACTTCATTCTCTACCTTCTGAAGTTCTACTTTCAGAACATCCATTGTTACTACTGTATGGTATTTATCAAAGTACCTGATAATTTCATTTATAATCCACTTATGTGAATCCGCATCGAAATAGACATCTGTTAATACATCTCTGGTATTCTGTAGGAATGTTTTGTCTGTTAGTAGTGATCCTAGTACTTTTAATTGGAAGCCTTTTCCGTATTGCTGAAGTGATTTAAGTGTCATTGTATAACCTATTTAAATATTGTTAATCCTCTAAAATTTTCCAACCAACCTTCTGTATTTTTGGTGATCCCTTCAATCTTATCTGTGTCCAGTAAGTGTAGGAATCCTCCTACCTGTAGTGCCGGTATTGGGCTCTTTATTACTTCTAATATATGGTCTTTTTCTTTCTGATCCAACGCTGTAATGTGTAAATCCATTAATTTAAAATTAGTTTCCACACGATCCCATTCGCTTATAATTTTAGGAAAGATTTTTTTTACTTTGGGGTCTGTTAACTTAGCTGCGCAGACATCGTACACATACTCTAATGTTGTGCCGGGTACATTTACCAGGTCAGGGAACTGTGAGATTATAGTCTTTATCCCCAAACCTTTTACTCCTGCTAAATTATCAGAGTTGTCCCCTAAAAGGGCTTTTACAACATTATAGTTTTCAGGAAGAACTTGTAATTCTCCTTGAATGTTAGCAGCTGTTAATAGAAGTTTCTTAACCGGAGCATAAACCTCTACGTTTTCATCTACAAGCTGTAAAAAATCTTTATCTGATGAAATTATGGTAAGTTTCTTATTAGTAGACGATGCTGTTTTTGCTAAATATGCTATAATATCATCTGCTTCAAGTTTTTCCATCATAACCTGCTGAACTGGTAAACATTCTATATAGTCCTGTGTTCTATACAGTTGTGCTATTAATGCTTCCTGTTCTTCGGCTTTTGTATCGTATAGTCCCCAGTGCGTAATTCGAGATGTTGCTCGATTGGCTTTATAATTCTGGTCTATATTCTTTCTATTAGCAGAACCTCCTTTTCCGTCCCATATTATAAGTACCCTTGTCGGGTCAAAAGTACGGGTTACAAATCCTAATGATCGCAGGAAACCAATTAGACCGCCTACATGGTGGCCTAAAGGGTTCATTGCCTTAAGGAGTGAAAAGCTTCGAATTAGCATATTCATAGCATCTATAACTAAAATATGGTCGTTTAACTCTCGGGGTGGGGACTGTTTTAAATTTTTCAGAAGATCTGAATAGTCCGTCATTAGTCTAGTAGGTTTGGTGTAATTGTTTCTTCTTCTAAATCTCCTTCTTCAATTAAGTCGAAATCTATTGATCCAACAAGTTTTAACCAGTGCTCTTTATGGGCGTCTCTGTACTTATCGATAGCTTTTTTATCATCTTCAATAAATCCATGAGAGGTCATTACTACTTTCCCTCTAGATTGTACTCCCCCTATGTGGTTCTTTTCAATCTGGATGTTTGTACGTTTGGCAAACTCTACCTGTAAACCATCTTTAACTGCTTTAATCTTAGAAGTGCCCGGGTTTGTAATATTACCGAAGGTAACTACTAAGGTAGCGTCGTACCACATAGACATTCCTCCTTTATTCTGCAGCTTAGGTTGTCCCATTGGATGCTCAGGTTTCATAGTCCATACTTTATTAATAGCTACAAGAGTATTGGTGTAGGGAAAGTTTTCTTTTCTTGATAATAAAATCTTTTGATTTAAATTATTACCAAACTGTGTGGACATCGCTCCCGCATTCCATTCATTGTTATTCTTATTAGAACGAACTGATAAGTCACATGGTATAGAACCGATAGAATCCCAAAAGAAACATAAATCGAAAGGTAAGTTACCTTTAGCCTGCTCATCCATTAAGTCAGCCATATGTACAGCTACTTCTTCAATGGTATTTAAAGATCCTCGGTCTGCATATAGAAAATGTCCTTCAAAATCTACTACTTTACCGTTTTCATCTTTAACTTCATTAAATTGAAGCCCCATCTCCCTTGCATGCTCCCATGACCATTTCATCTCCGAGATAATAAATACCGGTAAGATACCCATTTTCTGTGCACTTACTGCTGCTTCTAATAAAGCAGTAGTTTTTCCTGTGTCAGAATGCCCTCGTAGTAAGGTGATGTGACCGGTTGGAATACCGGGTAAGGAAGTAATATCTTGAAAAGCTTTAGATAGGGGTATCCAACCCTGCTCTTTAAATTTTACAGATGCTTCTGCAAAGCCTTTCTTTTTTTTAAAATTACCAAGATTAAAATTCTTCTTGATGGCCGCAGATGCGGCCTCCTGTACTTCCTGTTTCTTCGCCATAATTACTCGTTAAATAAGTCGTCAAATTTGCTAACTGTATCCTGTTTTCCAGCAGTAGCAGTCTCTAGACTAAAGTCAGACTTTTTTTGTCCTAGGCTTTCTGGTAATGATGTATCAATATTACTATCTACCGGTTTTGTAACTGTAGTAGTTGTCTCTTCTGTAATCGAAGAAGGGTCTAAGTATCCTTGAAGTTGTTTTTTAATGTAGTCGTAATCATATTGGGTATGTACATCTACTGGGTTTGGTTGAGTCTTCAGCCACAAATCTACTTCTTCATTTTTATCTGATAGAGTAGTTTGTTTAGGTTTAATACGTACAGAAGTTTCAGGGTAAGGGTTACCAGCTGATTGTTCTACCACCATATCCCATCCTTGCATAACATCTGTGAAGTCCCCAATATCTTCATCCTCTGCTAAAGCAAGTAATGCTTTGTATATTGTTACACCGAATCCCCATAAACGTACTCCTTTGTCTTCTTCTCCTCTTACTATAACAGGAGCGAAAACACGAGTTTTAGGGTTTAATTTACCTGATAAGGACCAGTTGTCTTTATCTGATGTCTTCCTAAGTTCTTTTACGAACTCTTCGATTGGGTCTTGTTTACCAAAGTTTGATAAAGCTACCATTGGATACTTTCCAATTCCGTAATGGAATTTTAATTCTTTAAATGGGAACGCAGGGTCATAAGCAGACGGGACAATACGAATTGTCTGTTTACCTAATGAGGGTTTCCAAAAAATAGTTGAATAGTCAGTTTTTTCTGTGTCCTGACTAGTAGAGTTCAAAGCTTCTAGCTTTGCTTTAATTGCATTAATGTCCATATAACTGATTTTAAAATTATAACGTTTATCTAATATAAGAATAATATCTTAAACTACCAACTAGATTTCAATAATCTTGTGTAATTTTGTATTTACTCTTTTTAGTTCCGGTCCTTTGGTTAAAAGTACGCAGTTTTTGTAGTCTGCCCAATTAATACGGAAGTTAGAATCTAACTCTCCATCGTTTAATTGTTTGATTAGTGTATTAAGTGCATTAATAGTGTAGAGAGTATTGGACTCTTTTTTGCGATGCACTAAGATAGTATTATCTAGGAATGTACCGACGTTACCGAAGTCCACGTTATATGTACATATGTATTCGTCTTGGCTCTTTGAGTATAGAACGAATATTTTATTATATATAATCTTATACCTCTCTTGTACTGTCGATAATACTTCGTCTAAAGTATCTTCAGAAGCGAAGGTACAGAATAGTTTGTTACTCATATCTTCATTTAAATAAAATGGTTCAATATCGTAGTCGAACCGGGACGTCATAACATCTGTTATCATATATAAATATCTTTGTTGTCTATAAAACTAAATTCTTACTAAATTTAAACTTTACCGGGTAATTGCCACCCGATTGCATTATTCTTTTAATATCTTCTAATGTTTCCTTACCGTCCTCTTTATGAAAGTCAAATAAAAATGCGTCGTAGGTATACAAGACTATCTTGGTTTTCTTATCTTTTAGGTACCTTAATACATCTTTTAATGTAAGTATATTTCTTGCGGTTTCCAACGATTGCATCATATAGTTCATTAATTTGGCTGGATGCATTTCTTTTAGCTCTTTGGTGAAAGGTTTGTTTGATATCGGGTTGTACACCACCCCGTCATTTTGGTAGGATTTCCACATATCATCTATGTACTGCTGTACTTTCCGAAATATAGGTAAGTCTTTATGTTCTTCCGGTATTTTACCGTAAATTGCTTGGAAGTTGATTTGTTTTGCCTGTATATACTGCTCTTCTGATATATCTTCAGTCCCAAAGTAGGTTTTTGCTAATTCTCTGTGGGCAGAATCTCCTTTTAATAGGTAATGAATCTGATCACACAGTAAACGAAGGTGATACCCATCAAAATCGAGTTCAACAAAATAATCCCCTTGCGGGAAGAAACAGTTCCTGTGCTCTGCACTCTTAGGAATAGCAGCGAAATTAACAGAGTTAAAAGCATTAGTAGGTCTAGATGTGACATTATACAAATTGTATTGGGTTAAAACTATGTTATTTTCCACGTTATATTTAGGGTCTCGTGGTGTAAACAGTTGATTAAATGCATCGTAGTGTATTCCTATTCCGGGCTGTTCTAATAAATAGAATACATTTACTGCGGTTTTGTTATAAAAGTCAAAGCCTGGTGGGATATTTAACTCAATTACGTGTTTAACTTGATTATATATTTTTTCACATGATTCATATAATTTAGATATAGGGATCAACTGATTAATGTTTGAAAAACCTCTAAATTTATTATAAAAAAAGTTTAACGTCTCGTTTTCTTTTGAATACTCTAACCTATCAAACTTTACCATGGAGTAAACTAGCGATAAATCTATAGCTTCCTGTAGATTAAAGTGGTAGAGTAGGGTTTTCTTATCTAATGTATACAGTTTACTTGAAGACGAAAGCAGTTTATAGAGACGGTCTTTTGCAATGTTTATACCTTCATCATGATTAATAGGTACTATAAAGCCGTGCTGACTTAAAAGAGGTCTTATGTAGACCGCTACAGTCGTAGTAAGTTTTGGATGGTATAGATCATTGGTGGAGATTACATCTACGTAAACTCCTTCTTTGGCCAACATCTCTAAGTTAAGTAACTTATCTTCTTCTTCTACTATATAAAACATTTTTAATATAACCTTTTATATAATATAAGATAAATTTTCTATTCTACAAACTCCCCATAGTCTTTTATATAATCTTTTAATCCTTTTATAAGATTATTTTGTATTTCTATGGTTTGTTTATTTTTTGTTTCAGCTCCTTGGTAAATATACGGGGGTTTAACCAAGTCCTTGGCTGGTCCTTTAATAACCCAGTTTAATTCTATGCCTTTAATATGAGTTTCTTTTATAAGGTAATAGTACTTGTCTTGTTGTACTTCTATTATCTTTAAATTTCTCCTATCTTGCAGTACATACCTTGTAAAGTATCCACGTACATAATCTCCTTGTTTTGGAGCAATTATATCCAGTGTAAAAGTAAATTCTCTAGTGTAAGGTTCTTCACTAACAATGGTAAGTTCCTTTGTAGTATTAGAGGGTACCTTCCCTGTCAGGTACCTATCATTATAAGTCTTTATATACCACCCCACATACGGGGTACCGTCTTTTTTAAAAAGAAAGTCTCCTCTTGAATGTTTAGGTTCACTATATTTTGATTTGGGTATATACATATTTAAAGTCCTATTATTGTTTAAAAACCAAAAGCATTTTTTTGAACAAAATTATTAGTAGTCTCTTCAACATTTCTCCAGCGTAGTTTAGAAGGGTCACCTATCCCATTACCTTTAGTCACGTATATATGTAAATGGTCTAACATCTTAGTTGATTGATAAGATTCCGATACTGATCCCATTCTTCCTATAACAGTGGATGCTTGTATTACGGTTTTTCCATTAAATCTTTGTTCATTGGAAAATTTTGTTACATACCCAAGTGTCATAATAATGCCCTTATATTCCCCGGTTCCGGTGATTCTAAAGCGTCCTATGGTTTTTGTATCTATTTTCTGTCCTTTTGAATATGGTGCGTTCCAGGTGATTGTTCCCGGGAATGGGCAGTAGACTAAATCTCCTTTTGTTACTAGTATATCCCAGGCTTTATGTAAGGTTGTTATCCCTGTTATCTTATTCTTTCTTGGACTTGTCCAAACTCCTTTTCCTTCGTCATCATTTCGGGTATTTAAACCTTTTTTACCTAATGGATTTATATAGTCAAGATCAGGCATGGGGACTGCAGCGTACCCTCCTAAGATTTTTTCTGTAAAAGCTTCGTCTGAAAAGGCTGTTAGGTCTAACTCTTCCTTTGTTCCTGTCACGATGGCGGTGGTAATCATCTGAGTTTTTATATCCGTAACCCATCTTCCGCTTTTGATGCTGTTTGAAACTCCTGTCACTAGAAAAGCAATTTTATCTTTGTACTTTTTAGGAATTACTTCGTTAGGTACAAGAAAGGATTGTCCAATTTTAATTCCAGCGATTCCTTTTATCGTAAAGCTTAATTCAAAAGGTATAATACCTGCAGGATTAGTGTTTTGTTCTTTTGTTGTATATTCTACAAAGGAGGTTGTAAAGCTAGTATGGTGAGGAATTATAGCTTTAAGGGAATTAGTATCAAATATTAAAGCATTCAAGTTATTAAATTGATCGTTTGCGCGATGTAAATGCAAAACTAGTTGTTCACCATCTTTTACGTTTACTATAGGTGTTTTTTTAGGGGTTTCCTCTGTTTTAATTGTAGAGCCTATATTCTTAGTAACAAGGTGTCTATCCTGTATGCCCTTATTCCAGTTAAGAAGTGCGCCGGTGTCTGTGCCTAAATCTGTGGATCCGTACTGTGCTGATATAGCCATCATTGTGGTAATATTACTACTCAACTTAGAGGTAAAAGATAAATTTTCTAACATAGAATTTAAACCTACTAGGTCTATAATTGACTCACTCTTCTTAAGGGCGTCTCCTCTGGGAACTACTTTTCTATCCACTATATAATAAGTAAATTCATCTTCATCATAATGAAAATCAAACTCATTAATCCCCCCCATTGTTTTTTGTATAGTAGCTAATAGTTCTTTAACAAATTTGAATACAGTTGATTGGGTTGGGTGGGGTGTTGTTATAGTCTCATCTAATATCGATAGTATATGATCTATTCCCACGTATATATTGAGTATATCGTTTGAGAATTTACTTTCAACTTTACATTTAGATGCTACTGCATAATTATATTCTGTATTCTGATCTCCTTTAGGTAATACTGCAATGGTAGGGTCTAAAGCGAAATGCTGAAAGTATGTTAAAAACTGGGTTTTTATTTTTTCTTCTTTGTTTCCTGTGTAAAATTTAATAATATTTTCTCCCTCTTGGTCGGTAACCATGTAAATTATATTAACTAATTCTAAAAGGTGATGTAAGGGGATTAACTTTACCTTACTCGTGCCGATTGAGCTTTCTTTAATTTTCACATCAAATTCTATAAAGTCAAAAGCTTGTTTATTGTTTTCTAAATTACTTTTTATTTTATTATAGTACGTAGGTACATACATTGTAAGGCCTTCTACTACCTTTTCCTCTCCCGTATAGCTTTTTATAGTAATTAAGTATTGATGAAGGATACTTTTTTTAATCTCCCCATCGTAGAAATCAGTAGGATCGTCGGGGAATTCTTGTGGGCCAAACGGTTTACTTTCTAGTACGGGGGAATTATTAGTATATACACTAGAGGGGTAAGTGTTTGACGGTGATCCGGTGTTGGGGGATATAATAGTTTGAATAGATTCTATTAACTCACCGGGAGATATTATATCTACACTACAATTATATGTTCCATCTACGTTAAAACTCCAAGAAAAGTTTTTAATAAATCCAAACATTGCATCGTAATTATAGCTTGAATTTTTCTTAAGAGTCTGTATTTTAGATTGTATAACTGATTTGGATTGACCTGTAAAGTAGTCCGAAAATGAGGAGATTAGTGTACCTATCTCGTTATTGTTTCCTACGTACATAGAATGTCCCCATTCTAGTAGGATTGTATACCCTGGTCTTAGGTATATTTGCTCTAAATCATCTAACTGCTCTATAGAGTTAGCTTTAAACTCTACTTTTCCTTCTCTTAGTGTACCAAATTGATTTTTACTTGAAACAGTCATAGAAGTAATTCCTGGCATAGGTCGTTCTCCGTAGAGATTCGATTTTTTATATGCACCGGTATCAGGATTAAAACCAGCCTGAAGTTCCTTGCCTCTGTATAACGTTCCACCTAAAAGTACATTGTTTTTAGCTAATTCTGAGCTATATTTTGGTACTTCTGTGGGTGAAATTACTTCCCCTGTTTTAATAACTTTGGAGATTTCTATGTTAACAGATGAGGAGAGTTTTACCCATCCGGTATTACTATTTAGGTATAGTATATCATCTTTAGTCCTTGTATGTCTCTTACTAATAATATTTTTTCTAGCAGTAAGCTGGTTAATTACTCCTCGGTCTAGCGGTCCACCTATAATAGCACTGTCTATATCAATATTTAGGGGATTAGATATTTTGCTCATTTTACCTTATTGTATTTTCTCTATTAAATAACTCAACTGCTTGTGATTTACTTGCAGGAATTCTTAATTGTACCCCTGGCTGTACTATTAGGGAGGCTCTTTCTGAGTTATTAGCTGATGCTATTATCCACCACAGTGAAGCATCATTGTAGAACTGTAGGGATAATGTATCATATCTATCCTCTATAGTAGTTATAATATAGATATCATCTTCGGATACAGGAATAGCTGGGTATATAGTAGTTCTTTTATACTGTCTACCTTCTTGAGTTTCTATATTATCTATATCTGTATATCTATTCATTTTATAACTTTATTATGTTTTAGTTGCCTCTGGAACTTCTGTTCCACCGAATTTAGATGTATTTGATGTAGTCGTATTAAAAAATTTTGCTTTGACGTTAGCATTTTTGGAGGTAATATAATGATAAAGACCTGTCTGTGGGACAAATTCATGTATAGGTCTAAAATTAACCTGACAGTTTAATAACATAGGGAGTTCTTGTTGATCAATATCTGCTTTATTCTCTCCTTCTTTTGCTTCCGGGTTATTCATAGCTATCTCCCATGGGTAGTTTTGGTCCCAAGAGTAGTTAACACTTTCTATAATCCCGTACTGTTTGTCTACATAATCCCCTACTGTCAACTTAGCAATTGTTCCTCTCATATACCCCTGTTCAGTATATGTAGGAGCGGTTGCAGATGCTAAAGCTACTATTTTTTGATAAAGAGGTCGCATTTCATGTCTTGTATTTGCTGATATAGTAAACCCTACCGAAATAGTTCTATTAAAACCTTGGTAGGTAAAAAAGTCTTCTCCTCTACCGACGTAATTAAAACTGTTCCAATTTCCTGCATAATTATCAGTAAAGGAAGTTAAGTACGCTCTAAAGAATAGTACTTTTTCTACTTCTGGGGTGATTATATTAAATCTAAATTTAATTATATCCCTTCCTAATTCTGCTGTTGTAGCGGGTTCTCTAGACCTTTCATCTACTATACCTTTAATGTTAAGTTTATCTATAGCTGCTTTTTCAGAGGGGCTCCAGTATTCAACCCTACTCCCCTGCATCCATTTAGCAGAATGATCGCTAACGCCTATTCTATTTTCTTTTCTTACTATATTTGCTGTTTCTTTTATGGGATTTAATTCTATACCGGTAGCCTCTTTAAGTCTTCTAGCATATCCGTCTACCTCCTGATACTGTGTTTCTTCGCCTTTTAAACCGGAGTTTTTTAGTTTTCTGCCTCCTATTGTTTCCAAAGGAGATTTTGGAGCATCCCACGGTGTGTCTGAAAATACCGTAGGTGAATTAATGGATAAGGCATGTCCCTGTATGTCCTCTAAGTATCCTTTATTTCCGGCGAATCCTTTTACAAAATGGGTACCGGTTCCATTTAAAGGTACTTGGGCTAGGGTGGAACCTATA